CGCTTTCTTAAATTGACGCCTGCTTCTGCCCCTCCTGCCGCTCCTGCCGCTCCTGTCGTACCGCAAGCCCCAGTTATCCCAGCGCAACAAGTGGTACAAGCACCTGCTGCCCCAGCCGCCCCTGCCGAAGCTGCTGCGAACTTCTTAAGTGGTAACACTGCTATCCCTGCGCAACCATCCGCAGAAGCCGTAGCCCAACTGGTACAACAGTCCGCAGCGATTATTCAAGGCAATTAACCCAACAGGGGGCGCAAGCCCCCTACTTAGATAAGGAAACATACCATGTCTGAAAAACAACATCTGCTCGCCCCACTTACCGATGGCCGTGAGCCAGCCCGCTTCACACAAGTGGAAGCCAAGACCTACGAATGTATTACCGATGACGAACTTCCTGAATGGCAACGTGAGTTCTCGAAATGGACTTGGTACACCCAAGCCCCAATGAGCGTATGGAATCAACACGTCGGCGTGAGCAATCAAACTGCGACCAAAATCATTCACGGTGGCCGCGTCCGTCTTGAAGATGACACCATCGAAGCCATCAAGAAAGTAACTGCTGCGCTTATGCACTTGTTTAATAACGGTGTATTGCCATGTTCCGACCGTAAAGCGTTCGCCGGTATTTTGAAAGTTGGTATGGATGCGATAGACTGGCAGAATTTTTACGCTTGGTATCAAGCACAGCAACAACCAGTACAACCAGTACAACCAGTACAGCAAGAACAGCAGAACGTAGAGGGCGCATAACCGCTCTCGCGGTAGGAGCGGAAAATGTACCACCAATTTTTACAAACAGTTGTCAGCCCTAATGGTTGGAACTGCATTACGGAAATCCACCCGCGGCAGGACGACCCCAGTCGGACGTGGGCGCGTAATAACCCGATACAGTTCAGCAACGCCGAGGCCACAGACGCATTCATTCAAGGACTTCAGCAACGCGCCGTCGAGACCTACTTCGGCTTGGCGAGCTACGCACAAGTACCGGTAGATGGTAAAGGCTTTCGCGCACAGACCAACGTGCTGGCACTGCGGTCGTTTTGGTTGGACATCGACGCAGGCGCGTCCAAGTATGCCAAGCATGGCGACACCGTGTACCCCACACAGGCGGCGGCACTGGAAGCGTTGAACGATGAGATAGCCAAAGGCGTACTGCCCAAGCCGACCTATGTGGTATCAAGCGGCGAGGGCCTCCATGTGTATTGGTGTGCTACGGAAGATATTGCCCCTGCCGAGTGGCTGCCTGCTGCGGATAAGCTGGGACAGTATTGCAAGTCGGTCGGTCTGCGTGTCGATAGCTCGCGCACGACCGATACGGCGAGCGTGTTGAGACCAGTTGGTACAGTCCACTTCAAATCCGGTAATCCTGTTGCCATCTCCAGCGTGGGGAATCTGTTTACCAAACAGCAGCTGCTGGCGCAGTTCTCCGCGCTTCCTGTTGCGAACACCCTGCGCGGTATGCAACAGACGTACAACCCGCTTGCCGGTCTCGGTGCGCCGCCGACGGCTATGCCAGCCGGTATGTCGTCCTCGATGGATGGCTTCGCCGAGTACAAGCCTGCCAGCTTCGGTAAGATTATCGACAGGCAGAAGTACGAGCGCACAGGCTGCGCCCAGTTGTTGTGGGCGTATGAGAACCAGCAGGACGCTGACGAGCCTACATGGTTCGGCGCGTTGTCCGTGGCACAGTTCTGTGTGACCGACCGTGAGGAATGGATACACAAATTAAGCCACCTGCACCCCAGCTACACGCGTGGCGAGACGGAGGCGAAAGCAGCACAAGCCAAAGGACCACGCAGTTGCGCCAGCTTCGAGGCCAACAAGCCCGACCTGTGCAAAGGCTGTCCGCACTATGGCAAGATTACCAACCCTATCGTGTTGGGGTACGAGCCGCAGAACCGTCCTACCATCGTCATCACGCCGGTCAGTTCCGACCACGCGCAGACCGATACGTTCCTTGTGCCGGAGTTGCCGTGGGGTTTCTATCGTGGGCAGAACGGCGGTGTGTACACCGACATCCCTAAAGTCGGTCCGGATGGCAAGAAGTCTAAAGACGAGATGGTGGCATTCGAGGTCTGTCGTCAAGACACCTACATCTTCGAGCGCGTCCGAGACGGCAGCAACAAGCAGTTGTACCTGTGTCGTTACCACTCGCCGCACGACGGCGTGGTGGAGTTCCAACTGGACAACACCAACATCAACTCCCAAAAAGAGTTCAAAGATACCATCACAGGCGCAGGTCTGCCGATTGATGGTACAGAGCAATGGAAACAACTTATGAGCTTTTTCAATCGTAGCCGTACCAAGATGATTAACGCTCGCGCTGCTGTGACCGCCGTGTCGCAGATGGGTTGGCAGGAAGATGGCAAGGACTTCGTACTGGGCGACGTGGTTATCACACGCACCGGTACACGACCTGCGCCGTTGGGCGACAGGGAAGTGGCGCGTAAGCACGCTAAGGCGTTCAAACCGTCCATGACCGGCGATGCTGCCGATGCACAACTGAGCCTGTGGCGTTCTATCCTTGCCGAGATGTACGGTAGCAAGCAGGCAGTTGCCAACCAGTTCGTTATCGCTTCGGCACTGGGTGCGCCGTTCAGTTCCAAGTACGCGTTGGATAGCCACGCAGGTGGCATTATCAGCCTAAGCTCTTCAGGCTCAGGTCGTGGTAAGACGTTTACCTGTCAGACTGCGTTGCGTGTGTTCGGCGACCCATCGGCAGTGACGTTCAGTAGTAAGGATGGCACGACCATCGCTGGTTTGATGACTAACTTAGGTTATCTGAACAGCCTACCACTGCTGCGTGACGAAGTAACCGAGATGACACCTGAAGAAATCGTGAATATGGTTTACGACAGTACCCGTCTCGGCGACAAGGAACGCGCTCAAGGCAGCGACAACGACATCCGTGGCAACCGTAACACATGGCGCACGTTCTTCTATGCCACCGCCAACACCAGCCTGTATGACATGGTATCGCAAGGACGCGACGTAGCCGACGGCCCTACCCGCCGTATCACGGAAATCAACATACCCGAACTGGACTACCTGCGCGACAGCGACCATGCCCGACGGCTTGCACAACAACTGCATACCATCAAAGGTGTGGCAGGCTACCGCCTTATCGAGTGGCTCGTGAACAACGACGAGGCCGCGCGACAACTGTGGGACAACGTGTTGTCCTATTTCATCAAGCAGCACAACGTGACGAACGAGGAACGCTACTGGGTTAACCACTTGGTATCAGGCTGTGTCGGTGCAATCATCGGCGACCAGCTTGGGCTGTTGCCGTTCGAGCCGTCAGCCATCGTCGCGTACGCCGGCGAGCTGCTTGGGCAACTCCGCGCCCGTGTCGGCTACCGTGTGTTAGACCAGCAGGATTACTTGGCGCAGTTCTTCGTGGACAACTCCGACCATACGCTCGTGATAGGCGCGGCGATGGAGGACGACTTCACACTGACCGTGGCCGAGATGCCGCGCAAGAGCGTGTACATCCGCACCGAGCCTGCCAACGGCATGGTCTATATCAACCCGTGGCTTATCAAGTCGTGGTGCGCCCAACGCCGTGTCGTGTTGGCGGACTTCGAGTACCAGCTTATCAAGCGCGGTGGTAAGCCTAAGCAAGAGAAACGTATGTTGGCGAACACCGCCCATGCAGTAACCACTGACCCGCAGAAAGTGTGGGCAGTACCCATAACCACAGGAGAATCACAATGACACTTATCGTGTACAAAAACGGCGAGCTTGCAGCAGACAACGGCTGCACTCGCAACGACAGTAGAGAGCCTGCCCGCAAGATTCGTATCTTGCGCGACGGCGACTGCACTATAACCATCGGGTACAGTGGCAACCTCGATGCCATCGAACGCCACTGGCGGGAAGTGACGGGGCGTATCGCAAACCATAAGCCGTTCCTCGACGACTACCCAACGATGAACGCCGCAGGTATCGCAGTGGTCGCACCCGACGAGCCGGACGAGGACAACCCAATCCGCGTGTTCACATTCAACTGCTTCGACCAGAACACAGGCGGCGGCGTGTGGGTGCTTGAGAATACCCACATGGTATGCGAGGGTGCGGATTTCGCCACCTGCTCTGCAATGGCTATCGACCACGTTGCCCCACATATGTCGGCGGCGCAAATCGTTAAGAACGTCGCGGAGGTCAACTCCTCCGTCGATACCCGCTTCGGCGTGAGCCGTATAGCGGTTGTTAACCCCGATGGTAATTTACCATCGACCGAGTTTTAAGGTGTAACCATGAATAAATTTACCACCTCTATCGTCCGCTTGGACTACGACGAGCCTGTGGCTCTGACCGATGTGCTGCGTATCTCTGCTGCCGACCCTGTAATCAAAGACTTCGCCGGTGTTTGTGGTATCACACACGGCGTGGCGCAACCAAACCAGTATGGTATCCGTCTGCGTGTCGGCAAGCACGTCCTGCCTAAAGGAGCAGTGATGGCAGAAGTCGAACGCCTGCAAGCCGAGGACACCCGTGAGATACCGTCCCGCGAGCTTAAAGAGATTGCGCTGGAGAACGTCAAGGCGCGTACACCTATCTCGTATTACCATTACAACTTCCTGTTGTTCCGTACCAAGCACCGTCCGGAAAGCGTGTATATCGCAGGCTTTGGTCTGACCGACAAGAAGATGCTTGAGTGGCTGCCGCGGGCAGAGGGCGAGTTCAAGACCACGTTGCTGAACTACCCTATCAGTTGTATCATCGAAGCAGCTAAGTTCGGCGAGCCTGACATCGATGGCTTCATCTTGGGCGAACGCCGTAAGTTCGTGAACAAGGAACTGGGTGTGTCGGCAAGCGGTGTGGTCGTTAACCCCGTAGCACTGGCCTCTGCCCTCGGCGCGAACACCGTATGCACCGCAGTGGACATCGAGTTGGCCGTCGGTTTGGACGTACAGGTCTGTACCAGCAGCAACACCTTGACGGTGTACTACGAGGGCGAGGAATCTTTACCACGCTTCGACCTGTCGCGCGAGCCTGACGACGTTGCAGCGGATATGGTAATGTACGCGGGTATTTTAGAAACCATTGTTGAGAAAATGGAAAGCCTAATATGAAAACAATTACTCTGAATCTCATTACAGGTGGAATGGTTGAAGTCGATATTGACGCAATCCAACACGTCCAAGCGGAAGCCAAAGGCAGTACCGTAGTAGTACAGAACGAGGGCGAGCCGCCGCAGTCATACCACGTTTATGAATCAATCAGCCGTCTGCGCTCGTTGATGAAATAAAACAAAAGCCCCTACGACGTAGGGGCTTTCTCTATCGGGCTACGCTTAATCAGCTTTCATCAAGTAACCCAACGTAACACCTGCCAGCGATTGTACTTCTTCGCCACGCAGTGTGTCATTCAACGCATCCTTAGCCAGCAGTTCGGCCAACGGCGCATCAACAGTAGTATCGTCAGACAACTTCAACTTCAAAGTCTTGGTAGCTTTGACGTATTCCGCACCAGCCAAGTGTACGTCCACAGACGGCGCAGTAGGGGTAGGTACGAACAAACCCTCTTCAGTCGCTTGGATAGCATTACCGGAAGCGGTCGATACTTTGGCAACCAGTTTGTTGCCCTCAATCGCCAAGCCTTTGCCGATGTCGTTTTCGGTTACAATTCTTGCCATGATTCAATTTCCTTTTCTGTTTACAAATGGTCTAATGGTGTTAACGAGTTGCTAATGTGTAAACCTTGTTGTGTATCTACACGGAACGTGCTACCAACGTAGGTTAAACCATCATTAATAGGGTATGATTTAGCCAACGACACACTGCATTCCATCACGTCCGCACTCGTGCCGAACTGCACAGGCATAGACGCGCCCAACGGTTCGCGGTACACCTTATCCGCACGAAGCGTATGCACACCCTCGCCATCAACGGCCACATGAGTGAAGTGGTACACGTTGTTATCGCCGAGCGTAGCGTAGATGCCGTTGTTCAAGTCAGCACCATTGTACAGTTCGTTTTGGTTAAAGTTGTCGCCCTTACCATCGCGTGGGCGGATACGCAGTTCAGGTGGGCCTGCGTAGTCTGACGGGATAGTCATCTCGATAAAGCCGTTGCGCGCAACCGGCGCAGGTTCAGGTGTAGGTTCAACAGGCGCGAACATATCATCTACTAAGCCGTAGTGTTTACCATCAGTACCTTTGTAGCCGATGCACACGGCCTCGACGTTGGCATTGGTCGGTTTAGCGAATACCAGTTCCGCGATGTCGCCGATGGCGACGTTCTTGCGCACACCTAAGTCGAACTGCAAAGCAGATACAATCTTAGGCTCGCTTGGGTTGGTCTCGTCAACTTTGACGGTAGTGCCGTCGAGGTCGATGACTTGGATAATTTTCATACGTTGTTCTCCAATAATGTTTAGGCAAAGAAGCCCACTAAGTCCACAACAATACGCCTGCCCACCGGAACACCGCTGATATACACCTCGCGCGTACCGGCGTTGACCCACACCGAACCGAACGTCTCGCCGACGTATTGACCTGATTCAATCAAACTAAGTGGTACGGGTGCATCTGCCGGTAGTCGTGCGATGACACCGTTGGTGGTTGCGGTAGCCAGCTTGCCGTCGATATGTATGATACCCATACCGTCCAGCACTTGCAAATATAATCGGTTGTTCGCGTCGATGGTTCTACCAATGTGGTCTGTAAAGCGGGAGGCGTTCTCGTATGTCAACCTGTACTTCTTCAACTCTTTCTTCACACGCACCTTATTGCGCTCAATGAGGAAGTCGTCCGTGTGCAAGTCCTCCGGTCGAATAATCTTCATACCATCTCCTATACACCGTGTCCCAATGTGGGACACGGTTGCTCACTTAATCAACAACCTTGATGTCAAGGTAGTCCCATGCCACGCTATCCGTCGGCATTGCGTCCGCCGCCACGCGCACGGTCAGAGTCTTGCTCGCCTCGTCATAGCTGGTCGCAGTCTTACCGGTGGACAGGTATTGCGGCAAGAACAAGCCGTCAGTGTTGGTAAACGTGAACTCCGCTGCCGTACCACGTCGCACGGTGGCCGTGTACTTGTTGGTACGCAGTTGCGGGCTGTCGATGTACTGTTGCAATGTCATGGAACGGCCTGATACATACTGTGTGTCTTTAGCCCATGCCCGACCGATAGCTACACCGCGCGTGATAGACGCCGGTTTAATCACTTCAGGGCGGGTCACTTCACTGGTAATGTTCACGTCGCCGGATACCACATTGTATGTCCACTCACGGGATTGCAGCTTAGGAAACTTCGCCCCTACGCCCAACACGACACCCTGCCATGCACAGTCTGCACCGGCAGGGCGACACCACAGGATACAAGACTCAGGTGCGTTAACCACGTCAATCGCGTCAATGGTCGGCTGCTGAATATCATCACGGAACGTGAACGTCTCAGTTGCTGGGTCGAACGTACCCAAGTCCACAAGACCGTGAGGTGGGGTAGTGCCGGAAGAACCATCGGCTAACAAACCCAACGCCACACCATGTGTACCATATACCAGTCCTGCTTGGGGGCTGAACGGAACAGAGCCGTACTCGCCACCGACGACAGTTATTGGGTAAGGTTGTTTAGTAGCGTTGTCAACTGCGGTTCTACCGTCCGCTTGGGCGCGTGCCGATACGCGTTTAGTCAAGCTCAGGTCTTTTCGTGCGGCTTCAGGCTTCATGTCGTTGCTGGTGGACGTGATGTCGCGTTGGTTGGAGAAGCCCATATCCGTAGCGACACCGGTGGTAACGACCACTGTGGACGCGCCTTTCAGTTTAATCTTACGACCGGCGAAGCCCTTACCGTCCGTATAGGTATTAGTGAGCGACATGACGCGCTGCGCGACTGCGGCCTCTTCGCCTTTGAACAGGGCAGCGAACTCGGCGTTAGGCGAGATGACGCGCAGGTTGGTGTTGGTAGCGATGTCGGTAGCGGTAATCAGCGGACACTCAGCCGTAGGCTTGTATGTGGTGCGCGGTGTAGCTGTAATTACCATGCTGGTGGTATTGTCGGACACAATCATATCCAAAGAGGAATGCGGGTCGATGTTCGCACCAAACTGCAACGTGCCTACGTCTTGTGTTGTAACGTCGAACTCAACCTTAACGACACCACCTTTGGTAATACCATTCAGTTCATACAGCACGTCGGATTTCTTCTCGACACTACCCACGCCCACGGAAGAGTGGGTAACGTTGGTAACGGTGTAGCTGCCCTCCGGACGGACGATATTCAGCGTGGTGTTCTCGTTCGTACCCTCGCCCACGTTGCTGACAGTTACCACAACATGAGTGGTATCGCCGTTTACTACCTGTTTCGCTGACGCAGTGATACCGACACCTACTTGTTGGAACACGCTGTCGGTGGAAGCCAGTTGGACGCACTCGCCGTCCTGACTGGCCAGTAGAACCGTACCGGCTTTCCATGCACGTTTAGGCAGCTTGCCGATTGCTTCGCAGTCCAAGCCGCTTGGTTGTGGTTTCGCACGGAGCTTACCGTCCGCAGTCAGTTCCATCGTCTCAGGGTCGAAGTCAACAGCAAAATTGTTGTCTTCCACTTTGATGCCGTCGCCTTTGAGGTCTTCGGCGTTGACCTTGAGCGGGTCGGCGGTTGTGCCGTTACCGCGCAAACCATCATCGACAGCAACTGGTAACAGGTCGGCTACGTTGACAGTGAACTGTTTGTTTTCCTCGCCCTCGGCGGAGGTGGTAAATGTCAACTGCTTGGTCTCTGTGTCGTACTGCACGTTGGACAAGAAGCGGTCAACCTTGGACTTAGGGATAATGTCGGCAAGGTCGAAGTGGTACTGCTTACCATCAGTGTCTGTGAACACGAACACTGTGCCGGTGCGACCAACAGAGGCCAGCACCGCAGGCTCGCAACAAGAGGATGTCTTTTGACAACCTAAGATATGATAACCCATATTGGTCTCCTTAATTAATTTCTCGGTTGCCCAAGCTAATCAGCGTAGGGCATGGGCAAGTACCATCGTTGGTATCTGCGTTCGGTTTGCGCTCAGTCTCAACGGCTGCGTCGATGAACGTAGCCACCCCAGCACCCATACCGTAGCCGACCACCGTACCATCTTTGCGCACAGGCACACTATGTTCGGGGGACGAGGTAGGGTAGAGCCAAGCCAGCGTCGTACCGTCCTTGTCCGCGTAGGGGATAGTCGCGTCAGGGTCGCGCACGTCGTCCGGATGGTAGCCGACCACAACACGTTGGGCAGTGCCGCACTCGTTAGCTGCCAGCACCAGTTGCGCCGTGGCATGGTATCGCTTGGTCTTGACCGCCGGCAGTTGTAGCTCAGGTATCTCTACTTCAAGCTCTGTCTTGTCGGACAGCGTGATACGCAGCTTGCGGTCGATGCGCTCGAACTTCGCCACGGTGGTATCTACAAGCTCCTTGCACTGCGGCACGTTACGTTGTGCCGGCAATGGTTTGTCGTTGCAGTCCAGCAGGCCGCCTTGCAGAGTACCATCTTTGAGCAGTTTGGATACTTCGTCCTGCACGATAAGGCGCAGCATAATGGTATCAGTTCCACAACTCATGATTGTTCCTCACTATTTACAGTATCCGTAAGTCGCTGCTGTTGTACCAATCGGGTAAACACACCCAACACGCACAACAGCAGCCCGAACAATGGGCGGTACTTCTCAGGGATGTACTCGCCCAGCATGGATTGGTTCTCAACGAGGTACGGATACAGACCCAGCAAGACCATAGCCCAAACAGACCACATTCTATACCAGTATCGCGCACCACGCACCCATGTAATGCGTTTCATATCAGCCCTCTAACTCGAAGTGCGGGCCGTCGATGAACGCTGACTTGCCTTGACGCTTACGCGCAGCCACATAATTCTCTACCAGCTTGGTTGCAGGCGCGGTTGTATCATTCAGCGCACACCAGCAACCACCCCAACGCACACGGATATCCAACTCTTTCGCCGCCTTGCGCATGGCTTCGGCGAGCGCATAGAAGTGACCCCAGTGGAACGACACCTCATTAGTACCATTACCGTCGAAGTCGCCCCACGGCAACAGGTCAACGGCATGGCCGTAACCGTCAGACTGCTTGATGTGCTTACTGTTCATGGTACGGCTCGCTCCGGTCTTAACCAAGTTGGCTTGACGCTGCTTGGTACGCACGCCCTCATGGACACTGTAATCTTGAGTGGTATAGGTAATTGCCAGTTTGACGACTTTTACCATATCAGGGTGTACGCCCTCCAGCTTGGCAAGCGACACTTTACCTAAAGTGAAACCTGTCATTTGTTCCCTTTCGTGTTTTGAAGTGTTTGTAAAAACTGAATCAACATAGGAATCAGTTGGGGTACGAGGTTATAAACCACATCGACGGCGTACCCAGCCGAACGTCCAACGACTACCCCGATAAGCAACGCACTCAAAGGGGAATCAGCAGGCACATAATGACTTGCACTGGCAGCCGCCATCGCTCCGATAAGCACATCGGTCAGACGGAGAAACCACCAGTCTTGCGACTTTGCCGCAGTACGCAGACCACCAACCAATCCCCCAAAGATAGCCAAGTTCAGCGGGGTCAGCAAATCTTGCATCTTGCCTCCCCTTATTTACGCGAGCTATTCCGTAATGTCCTGCCTAATGTAGTCAGCGGCGAGCCAACAAATCACACACAGGATAATGTAGGCGAACAACGCCTGTTTATGTACGCCGATACTGGTAAGCCATGCGGCACTGTGGTATGTGAGGACGGCGAGCCATGCCCAAAACGCAGAGGATACGGACAAGACCAGTGCCGACACCCAACGATACTTACACGTTCCGTCGCAGAACAGTCCGATGGTCTGCAACACGGCGAGACAGATAAGACCATAAACCAGCGCAGTCAGATTCAGCGTACCTGCATTATATACCATTGGTAACTTGACAATCGAGTATTTAGCCCCACTTAGTGCGACACAGGCGGAGACGAGGAACATGGTATTAACCAACTCTACCCCGCGTGTGCGCGTGAAAAACACCCAGTTAGCCGTGTCGTGAACCGGACGAGGGATGCGTCGTCTATAAGTGAATTGCTGCATGAATCGCTCCCGTTACCAAAGCTGACACAACCGCGCCGACAATAACCCCGCGCCAAAAAGTACAGCACCAACACCGCGTACTGACCGTCTTGTTACGAATATCAGTCAGGGTCAGGTCGTACTGCGTCTCCGTCCCCCGACATATCAAATCAGCAAAATCGCCTAGAATGTTGTAACCACAAAGCAAGCGTTTATACCATTTGACTTGTTCCATATCACTCTCCTATTTAATACCGAGCAAGTTCAATTCAGTGGTAGCCTCGGCACGAATCGCCGCCTTGTTGGTACGGATAGTACGCATATCGGCCCGATAATCCCGAACGTCTTGGTAACGTCCCTCGGCTTCGGCTTGACTAATCATAGCATTCAACTGCTTGTATGAGTAGCCCATGTCGCTCTTCGCGGCTCGCATTTTCTTATCCGCCTCGGCGTAGATACGCTGCGCTTCCGTCACGGACTGGTCGATGTCGGCGTTGAGGATGTCGAGTGTGCCACCTGCGTGGCGGGTGCTGACGTGCAGCTTCTCGCCCATCTGCAACCATGCTTCTTCCGACTGGCCGTCGATGTGGATAGGCTTGGTAGAGCGGAACAGCTCGCTACCAACGATGTCGGCGATACCCATATCGCGGTCGGCACTCGCGTCGATACCACGGGTTACGGAACGGTACAGACCGCCAAGATAACCCTGACCCAGCACATCAATCTCGTCGCCGGTCATATCGACCGCGCCTCCGGTCGCACCATACAGCATCTCTGCAATATCAGTACCGGTGCTTGACGCACGGTAGGTGGTACGCTCTACGTCGGCTGCGAACTGGATACGCTTGCCGTTCTCGTCATAGGCGTGTTCCGACTTCAACTCACGACCGAAGATGTCCTTACCTGTGGTTAAGGCCACGGCAGGTTGGGCGAACGCAGGTGCGGCGAAGAACATGGCATTAGCCACTGCATTGTCGGTGTTGCCCCAGTGTTGGGCGGTCGTCATATCAACCATACCACCTGCCTGTTCGGTCGCAGCGTCGAGGATGTTGCGCTTACCCATAGCCACACCGACAGCGTTGTCGATAAGCAGTTTGAACCACCCCATCTCGTCAGGGATAGGGATTTGCACGTCGCCCAGCTTCACTGTGCGGTTGCGGTTGGCGATTTGGTAATACTTACTGTTGCCGAACTCGTCGTCATCCTCGCCGCCTACGTTGGCGACGGCTGCCATGAGCAGACCAATACCCATCAGTGCCATGCTGTTGCGACCATGTTTGGTCGATAGGATTTGCGGCAGGGTCGAGAACGTACCTTGCATGACTGCGTTGTGGAACGAGAACATATGGCGAACCATGTTGTCCGCACCGTGCTGTTGGAAGTTACTGGTAAGGTTCTTCGTACCCAAGATAATGGCCGCTGCCTTGTCCGCGTTGGCTGGGTTCTTGGCTTGGTCGAACAGGTCAACCAACTGCTCTGCCGTCACGTTGCTCGGTTGTGGGCCGAAGACGTGTTCGACGTAGGCACGGAACGAGCCGAGACGCATAGCGGTCTCAGGCGGGTAAGCGATGGCCTCGGCAACACGCGCAGTGATACCACGCGCCTTGCTCACGCCGGTACGCAACAGGTCGGCTTGATGGGGCAGCTTGCCCGTCAGGGCATTGGTAGCGAACGCATCAGTATTGAGGTTGTCGCCGAACTGCATACCTGCGCCGAGACGTTGGTAGGCCAACTGCCACGGGTCAGTGTACTGACCGCGAGCCGTACCGAGGAACAGGTTATGCTTGTCAGGCGAGAACAGATACTTCAGCGCGTAGCCGATGGACTTCATACCAACCGCAGGGGCTGACTTGCTGTCAACGTACTGCTCGCCGATTGCGCCGCTGATATTCAGGTAGCCGGTCATGATGTCGCGCATGAGACCGAACACAGGGTACGCAGGGTTCAACGAGGTTTTGAACTGGTTGAAGTAGTGGTTGATACTACCAATCTTCGCCACTGCCGCGTGCGGCTGCTCTTGGTGCAACGCTTTGGCTGCGGCTTTCGACTTAGCCACGAGGCGTACAGGTGTGCCGTTGATGTAAATCATAATGCTGTCCTGCTCGCCCTTATGACTGGTTTCCCAATCCAGCACGTTGTCGGCATCCTCGAAGTTGTTGCGTGGGGACACAGGGTCGATAACGAAATGCTTGTTCGGCATACTCATTACCATCAGCGCAAACTGCGACAACTCGTTATTGGTAAACGCAGTCTTAACCTCTGCTTCCCACACCTTAGCGGTGTTACCCAACACGTTCTCTACCGCGCTGGCACGACCGAGCGCGTGGGCCTTAGAGTAGGCACTGCTGTCGTCATCACGCATGGTTACGAAGAACCCGCCGAAGTCAACGCCTTGCGCCGCCAGTTCGGGGAATACCAAGTCAAGGTAGCCCTTACCACGGTCTACGCGCTCGTAGTAATCCTTGTCGGTCAGCACACCGCGCTCGTGCTTCAGCTTATTCACAATGCGGTTGGTCTCGGCTACTTCAGCCACAATCGAACCAATCTTATTGCGCTCTTCGACAGTCAGGTTAGCCAACGCCTGTGCCAGTCTGATACCGCGCAGGTCGTAAGTACCGGCGTTAGGGTCGGTGGTGTCGAGGTCTTGGAATCGGTAGCCGGTCACGGTGTAACGCGGACGGCCTGTGGCAGGGTCGAACAACACACGATTACCGTTCACTTCCTGCCAGTGGCCCAACGCCTCGTCGCTGTTCAGCAGCACGTCGGAGCGGACACGCTCTTCCAAGCCGTGCAGGATACGGTTCACTTTCTCTTGTGAGATACCACTGTCGATGATGGACTGGCGTAGTTTCTCTGTGCGGTCGCGCAGTGACTGCTGGTTAGGATTGGTACTGTTGAAGTTACGGTGTAGGAACGCGCCGGCCTCACTCTTATCACGGAGCAGGCGTGTGATGATATTGGTTTGCTTGCCGGTAGCGTCGGCGTACATCTGTTCCACCGCCATGAACGGGGTGTAAATACTTACCCAATGGGTACGCGCCATCTCTACCACATCGAGGAATTTGTCCAAGATGGGTACATAGTTGGCAGGTAGTTTATCACGCAACCAGTTAGTCCAACGGCGCAGAGACGGAGATGACAGTCCCATCTGTTGAGCGCGGTTCAATACCACCAACTCTTCAGGTGTCAGGGCGCGGTTCGCCTCGGTGCTGTATGTGCTGCCCTCGCGTCGCTCGTAGTGAGCGTTCGGGTACTGCTGCACCAACGCTTCCCATGCTTTGTGCATATCGAGGTCGATGTCGCCAGTGACAGGCTCTTCGTAAATGATACCTTTCGCACCTGTTGCATCGTCATTCATCTCTACACGGATGAAGTATGCGTCGCCCTTGCGGACTTGCGAGATGATACCAACGTAGTTATCCAAGTCAGAGGCGTTGTAGTAGCTGGTGTTCGCGCGTGATGGGTAGATACGGATTTGTCGCACACTACGGCGGACGTAATCAGCCTGACCTTGTGGGTTGCTTGACGGAGGCACTTGGTTGGCCGCCTGCTGTGCTGCGGCTACTTTCTGTGCGTGGGCTGCGGCTTGTTGCTGCGCCCTCCACTTAGGGTCTTTCCACGGGTCGTTAACCGGCAGCAGGGAGTTACGGATTTGCAAGCCAAGTTCGGTCTGCGCCTGCTCGTCGCCTGTACCCAGTTGGGACAGGATGTTGGCCTTAGATGTATCGTCCAGTGAGTCGAAGTCAGGATAGATGGAACGCGCTTGGTTGTGGTAATAATCACTACGCGCCTGCGCTGCTTCAAAGCTCATGCGTTGACGGTAGGCATTCACTTGGTCGGGAGTACGGATACCGGCGGTGTCGTTAGGACGGCGGGCTGTTACCACATTCAGGAAGTTGGCCACGTCGCTGTCGCTTGCCTTGCGGTACTTGCCGGTCAGACGGGATACCACCTGTTTCAGGTAGCTCACGATACGAGATACCAAGCTGCTTGAGTTGGTAGAGCGCAGGGCGGCAGGGATGTCCATATCCAAGCCCCACTCGTTACGCAGGGTGTTCCAGCCGTCTTTCGTGGTACGCGCAGCGTGAATCTCGGCAAGGGCTTCCTCTACCATAGACTGCTTGTCAATGTTGCCGTATCTCTCGCCGATACGCGCCATCAATGCTTGTACAAACGGGTTCTCGGCCAGTCGGTCCATGTGCTGGGTGTAGTCTGCACCGCGCAACACTTTACCACGCAGGTTCACGTCAACCCCTTGATGGAGCATCTCATGCGCTACGGCGTACACGAACTGTTGGTTAGTCATGTGCGGGTGGGCAACAACGTAAATGGTGTTCGGGTCGCCATCGACCACATACGCGCGGGCATTGCGGTTGTGCAGGTTCTGACTGCGTGGGGATACCCATAACACGTTCCAAGCGATGTCATCGCCAAACGCGTTACGCAAAGCGTTCGTACCACGAGTGATGGTCTGCTGTTCGATAGCGAAGTGTTTTTCTGCGTCAGACATCGTATCCCATTCAGTCTGTACACCACGTTGGTGGCGGAAACGCGCGTCAGAGGTAGAGAACTCGCCACTATTTTCCACAGCGGACTTGATTTGGTTCGCGTCATAGGCGACATACACAGTTGAGACTTGTGTATCTGATTGGGCGTGAGAATCGCGCACGTTAGTGAATACCGCCCCGTCTGCCGACTGTTGGGCTTCGCGGGCCAGTACGTCCGTTGTGATATAACCACCTTGTGCAGCGGGCAAAGCGTTCCACGGCAATCCACCAAAGTCTGTTACTTGTGGCTGTCTGATATTTAAGAACGCAGGAATAATGTTACGCGCGGACAGCGGGACTTGTGGATACTCTGTATTGGTAACAACGCCGTCCCAGTCCACATATTCCCCTGCGGCTTCGCGTTCGCGTAGATGTGCATACAGCGCGTCGCTGGAATCAAATGTCCCTAAATCCGCTGTAAGGTTGTCGTCAATATCGTAGATTCGACCACGAACCATAGGTTGTGGTGCATAGTTAGAATCCACGGAAGCATAAGACCCTGCCACATCGGGGCTATCCGAGAAGAAGAAACCATCGTTAGTTGATGACCCTGACACCGCTCGTGCGCCACGGTCAAACGCCTCGAACTTACCAGCCGTACCATGATATACAACCAGTGGTTCGCCCGTGCGTGGGTTAATTACTTTAGATGCGTTGGCAGGGTCGTTCTCCCAGTCGCCGAACCACGCTTTGAATTGTGGCGAGCGTACTTGATACCACTGTTGCTCGTTCAACTCAGTACGTCCTGCGGCCAACGCTTGCTGGTACTCGCCGCCAGTTCCTAACTGGTTGCGGAAAAACGATTCACCGGTTTGAAGCTCGTACCTACCAACCATGAGCAGATAGCGCGGGTCGTCTTGCCACCCATCAGGGAATGACATCAACGATGTCGGTGCGCCGTGCTTCTGCATGGCTCGTGCAGTGTCATGCACTGCTTGGGTAGCGTCAGGCGTTACCTCGTCGAAGAGGGTCAACTGGAGCTTTTTTGCTTCGGCTGCCGCACCCTCCTGCGAGGCGGCTTCTTTAGTGGCAGAGCGGGACTCAACGCCATCGGTCAAGGTAGCTTCCAAGTCATCGACCAACTGTTGCGCTGACGCTTCCGCAGTGGCTTGGTCTTGCCCCTGTTTCACATACATATCGGTCAGGCTGGCGACAGCGCGGTCACGGTAATAACCCACATCGGTGGGTTCGTCGCTGGTGTAGGCTTCAATAAAATTATTCACTTCCACACGCGCGTTGGTTGACTTCACGTCTTTCATCAAACGCATTACATCCTTACCGGCAGCACCTGCAATACCATTCTGTTCGAGGACGGTCTTGGTCGAGCGGGTGTTGCTGACGGCTTTGGCCGTACCATCAGCAGGGGCAGGCTGCGTCTGTTCCGCAGTCTTGATTTTCAACAGGTTCTTATCTACCCAAGTACGCGCGGCTTCGAGACGGCCTTGACGTGTTGCATAGCGCAACAACTGGCTGGCAGAATCCAGCAAAGATTTTTCAGTGGTCGTGTCCAGCGTACCACTCTTAATCAGGTCTTGGGCGCGTTCCAACTGCCCGAGCAACTCGATGGTCGCGCGGACACCTTGTGGAACATGAATGTCGCTACGGTTCAGAATATCGTCAGCGAAACGGAAACCGGCAGTAGCACGTTCGGCACGTTGCTCAGGTGTGAGCAATTCATTAAGCGCAACTTTGGCTTGTTCGGTTTTGGCATAATCGGCCAAGCGGTCGCCCATCGCACGTTGTTTGGCCGCGTCAACTTCAGCGGCCATCTCACGGTCGGCACGAGCGGCATCGGTCTGCGCCACACGTTCCTTGTACGCCTGCAACGCCAGTTCACGATATACGTCGTCAGGCAGGCGTGGGTCGATATTGCTTGGGATAGCCAGCGTAGGGTTAGGACTTGGCAGGGCCAGTGGTGCGGTAGGTTGTTGCGCCTGCGCTTGGGCTTGTGCCTGTTGTAATGGGTCGCCTGTTGGTTGAGCCTGTGGCTGTGCTTGGGCCTGTGCTTGGGCTGGACGTACTACACCATCAGGATTCTCGATGTCATACCACATCTGACGTGCGTCTTGCAGGTGCGCTGCTGCCTGCTCATTGTCTTGCAGAATACGGTCAACGTTGGCACGGTGTTCACGGTATTTACCGGCGGCCTCGATGCCACCACTCACGACACCCAGTGTCGCGCCCAGCGTAGCGGCGTTCTGACCGGCGCGGATAACTTCTTTGATGTCGATGTTGTTGGTATTAAACGTACCATCTTTGCCCAAGCCTTGTGTGGCGGCACTGGATACCATACCGATAAGTCCCTCTTCGAGACCCTCGCCCAGCATACCGCTGGTAATCTGTTTCGTACCGTTGAACACCGCAGACAGTTTGCCCGACTTAGGAACAAGTTGCGCGGTACGGGATATCAGGTACTCGGTTGCTTCGCCAAGCACATCGCGCGTAGCCTTAGATGCTGCGCCGGAGGCAATATCATCAGCCACAGTACGCAGAGCTTGCTCAATAGTGAGACCACTGCCCGACAGCAGGGTTTGACTCAAAGTGGTATTACCTGCCGCAGCGCGACCGCCCAAAGCACGAGCCGCCGTACCCTCTACGGTGTTGAACAGTTTACCGCCGGCATAAGTGATACCACCTGTCAGCAGGCCGGTAACAGCGGCAGTAGCCAGCGCATCGTCAGTATATTGCGCAGTGGTAGGATTGTATGCACCCTCTTGCCGCAGTACGTCCATTGCATTACCTGCGCCCTCGATGGCCGCAGAACGTGCCAGTATTGATGGGTTCAAACGTTCGGCAGCAGGACGCAACACGCCCGCAGCGCGACCGAGTTGTGCGCCACCGGCGCGGAGTACATCGTCGGCCATGCCGAACGTGGCTTTGCTCACACCTTTGGCTGCGCCTTTCACAATACCTTTACCAACAGCAGCCACGCCTTTGCCGACGAGGTTCAAACCCTTAGCACCGACCACAACGCCCAGCGCAGAGGCCAGTTCATCAAACGCCGTAGTAGGTTTGTCGCCAAGTGCAAGCAGGGTCTCTGCCACACCGCTGGCTTCGGCACGGGCACGAGCCGCGTCCTTGTAGTAGTCGGACTTCAAATCGCCCCACGCGGCGCGTGTGGCAACAACAGCATCATCAATCTGCTTGTCCCAGTTCATCTTACCATCGCCGAGACCGGTAAACTCCCACGCCTTTTCCATTGCGTAAACAGGATTGATATTACCGAGAGCGTCGGTGTAACCCGCCTTGCCCATGCGTTTCGCGCCCTCGTAGGCGGCAATGTTGAGCGTACTGGCAAGGTCGGCAATACCGCCGACGGCACTGTCAGCCAACGAGTTACCAATATCGCCAACCGCGCCCCAAAAGCCGCGTTCTTCTGTATCAAACAGGTTCTTGTTGGTGCTGACTTTTACCACTGCATCTTTGACCTGTTTCTTGATTTGGTCTTTCTGCAATGCGTTCCAGTTTTCTTCTTTGGCTTTTGCGTCCAACCAGTTATCCAACACTTTGCGATTCCACAAGGTCGCGCCGTTCGGGTCGATACCATGCGTACCATAGTTGAACTTGTCGGCAGAAGCGATGAACTCGTCAGCCCACTTGTTGCCGGTGGACATGGTGGCGGCATTAGCGGCGGCCTGTTGCTGTTGGGCTTGGGCCTGTGCCTGTTGTTGCTGTGCCACATACGCGGCTTGCTGTTGGGCGAGCGCGTCCTCCATAGCTTTCTGTGCCTCGGCGATACGCGCTTCAGACTGTTGTTGCTCAAGTGCCAACTGCTGACGAGCCGCCTCATTGTCTAAGGCGGCTTGCTGTGTCATCGCGGCTAAGTTGTCCAAGTATGATAATGCACCAGTGTTGTATGGCATTTTTAATCCTTAACTGTAATAGGCTGCCCAGTTAGGCTTCGCCACATTGACGAAGAAATCGTCTTTAATGCGTGGCTGCGTCGGGCGTTTCTCGGTCATTATAGCCTCAAGTTCGTCTTTACTCAAAGGGTCAACCACGAAATCTTGTCTCGTGGTAGGAGCAGTCGGCGATGGAATCTTAGGGGCAACGATGGACTTGTCCGTCATACCCCCCACTGCGCCTGCTGTTGAGGGTAACTCGGTAGGCGCGGTCACACCGGTAGAAGCGGCGAGCATCTTGTCGAACTCTTTACCACTGCGCTTCGCTTGGTTGTAGGGACTGGAGGGCAGGCTGGCCCACACGTTGCCCAGCTTGGACGCTGCACCGCGTATGTCGCCTTTGAGGATAAGGGGCATGACCCCGCTGTTTACCATCAAACCGATGGCAGCGAGGTCTTGATTCATGGGGCTGAAGTCGTTAAGCCCGTACTGGCGTGAGATACCATCCCACGTCTTTTGGATAATCTGATACCGACCGGCGGCGGTAGAACCCTGCTGCTTGCCGGAGTTATCGCTGAAATTCCATTTGCCCGCAGCGCGTGGGTGGTCGGCGAAGCTGGTAAGCTGGTTCGCAACTTTACCACCATACACTGCATACGGGTTCTTCGCATCGTATGTACCCTCGGTACGGGACAGCAGCGTCAGCATCTGCTGCACATAGGGGTCGGCTCTATAACGCTCTAGGTCTTGTCGGGTAGCCATAATAGGTGTTCCAATCTGCTTGCGCTACGTTATTGTAGAAATCGTCGTTGGGGATGGCCACTGCGCCTGCGCGTGGTTCAGTAATGGACAACATCTTATCCGCTGCCTCTTGCTCTTTTACCAACTCAGTGAAGAAGTCCTGCTGCGCTGCCGGTTTGGCAGGCGCAGGAATATCAGGCGCCACCGGCGCAACGACCGCTGCGCCAACAGGGGCGGCTTGGGCGTAGTTACTCGTGTCGCCAACAGGCGCGGTAGGCGCAGTAGGCGAGGCCATTGTTCCCGCTTTTGGTAGCCAAGCGCGATGATAGGATTGATATGCCGTACCATCGGGGCGCATAGCCATACCATTCTTGATGACGATGTAGTCCAAGTGAGGGCCAGTCGAGCTACCGGAGTTGCCGGTGCGCCCGATGACCTGACCCTGCTGTACGCGGTCGCCGACCTTGACGTTCACATCGTATAAATGCGACTGCTGGGTAATCACGCCGTCGTCACGCTGGATGACTACTTGGTTGCCGTACTGCCACTTATTGCGTTTTTCTGTACCATCGTTCACGTTGACAACGTGGATAACCTTGCCCGACATGGGCGCGAGCAGCTTTGTACCGACAGGTACGGCAATATCCACACCTGCGTGACTGGTACTAGACTTCTGCCCATGAGACGTGGAGAACTGTTTGCGAGGGCCTACCCACGATGTGATTCGATAGCTGTTGGTCTGTACAGGTGCGCCCAACCCTAGACCATAATCATAAGTGTACGCTGCCATAGCTTACTCCGTCGGGGAGGTTGGGCTGACATACATATCGGTCAGTGCTTGCATGATGCGCTCTTTGCGTGGGTCACCGTCAGGCAAGGCTTTCAACGTAGCGAGCATAGTTCGTGCCGCTTGGCTGTCACCGTTATTACCCGCAGTAGCTGCACGGGTTGCGGCGTTCTGCTGGCTCGCGTTAGCGCGTAATAACTGCGCTTGCGCCGTCAAACGTTTGTTGAGCGCATCCAACGCAGTCTTTTCTTGGTTAGCCACCTGTGCGCGTTCGGCGGCGAGTTGCTTCGCTGCGGCCTGTTGTGCGTTGAGACCAGTTTGGATGTTAGCCTGTGTAACGTTGTATGAGGCGTTGGTTGGAGAACTTGAACCGTTAATCGCGCCATACATCGTACCTGCGTTCGGCGTACCTACCACGACGTTGTTCGCCGTGGTGTACACATATTTACCGTCGGCGGTAGGTTGGGCGTAGTTGATACCATTGGTTTGAATGTCTGCTCCGTATGGGTCGCGTACCGGCGTAGCCGAACCACCAAAGTTGATGGCTTCTGTTACACGGCGTTGCTGCTCCGCGTCAATCTGCGGTAGGATTTGCGTCATCTCATAGCGGTTTGCCAAGTTGTAATCGCCACTTTCAAGCAGCTTAGACTGCACTGCCTGCTTCATCGCAAGGTCGAACGATATACCATTTGCTTTGGATAAGGCATGGGCGCGGGCGCGGAGGTTAGGGTCATTCATCGCAGCGTACATATCGTTCACGTCCTGCGCCTTAGTCGCGGCAGACAAGGCCGCTTGGTTGCGGGCGTGTTGGCGGTTCAGTGCAGCCAGCATAGCGTTACTTACCACAGGTACTGCGCCTGTTGCGGCGGCTGCCGCATAACGGCGACCGAAGTCGATGGACGCGTCGCCGCCATCGAGGGCATCTACACCTTGCGAAGCGATGAAACGAATGTCGTTCTGTTGTGGGCGCAACTTAGGTACATCACCGCGCGGCAACGCCTCGACCGAGACGATGGACTGCGGAGCAGCTACCTGTTGGGGCTGGGTCATGGAAGCGACCTGTTCTGCCGACTGTGTTGCGACTGCGGGTTGCGCTACCGCCTGTGCCGGCTGTTGTACCACTGGTGCTGTGCCGTTGGCAGTATTGCGGAAGCGTTGGAACACGCCCATAGGGTCTGCCGGTTGGGTGTTGGGGTTCAGGTACATCGGGACGGCCTGCGGCTGTGCAGCAGGTACGCCGACATAGTTAGGCGGCAGTTGGTACAAGGAATACCCACGCAGGGTGTCGCCGAACTGCATAGGTTGCGGACGCTCCGCCGCCAACAGCGGCGTACCTTGATTGGGTACACGGTTAGGGGCGAACAGGGGTCTGCCCTCTAAACCACTACCGCGATAGAAACTTGGGTGTCCTACGGTTAAATCTTCAGCCATGTCAGCCCCCTATTAAAATCCTGTAAATTGATAACCGCTGTCCATGACAGGCACACCTGTGTAGCCTTGCGGCGTAGTGTACGAGGTCAGACCAAACTGTTGCTGTTGCGATGGGGTCAGCCGTTGCGTACCAGTTACCTGTGGGGCAGTCGCAGCATAGCCACCATACAGAGCAGGCAGTGTAGGCTGCGCTTGTGATGGAACTTGCAGGGCTTTCGGCTGGGTCGCAGACAACGCTTGGTCTTCGCCGAATACGAACTCTTTACCATTCTGTCCGGTGTTCTGATAGCTGCGGAGGTTATCCTGCATATTTGCCATAAACATCTGCGCGGCCTGCGCGTTCAACGCCTGCTGCGCGTCGCGGGAATCGAACAGGTTTTGCAAGCCTTGCAGACCGTAAGCGGACGCAATCGCATTGACCTTGTAAGGGTCAACGATTTGTTTGTTCTGAAATTCGTTAAACGCGTTCTGCGTGTTCAAACCTTGCAGCATGGTGTTCTGCCACGCAGGACCAATCTGTCCCAACTGCGAGAAGAAGTTACCACCACTGCCGAACCCCATTGACGGCGAGTTCATACCGATAAAATAGCCTGCCATTGTTTATTCCTCATAAGCGTCAGGGGCGACCGCTAATGCGGGTAGCCCATAATATGTGTACGGGTCTTCGCGGTCAGACGTAAGGTCGCGCACCATGTGCGCTGCTGCGTCATATAAATCCCCGCGCGTAGGGTCAATCCCAAGCACAACAGTATCATACCATTCTTCTGCTTGGGGTTGTTCGGTTTCAGGAGGGAATAACCCCTCCATCGGGTCGTTGGTCCACATGATTAGAACAACGCGTCAAGGGAACTGTCGCCACCGCCGCAGTCGTTTGCTTTAGCCGCAGCCGGCTTACTGTTCCATGCGAACAACAAACCGGTAATCATGGTCGCCAGTGTACCCCAGTCTGCCATAGACTCTTTCGCTGTTTTACGCAGGCTGTCAGCCAACCATGCAGCGTTCTGCCCGTGCGATGCCAACAGGTCTGCACCCAGCTTAAGCGAGGTCTGTGCGTCTGCCGTGTAGCTGGTGTACTGTTTGAGGCGCACGTCGATAGCAGTGGTGTCGTAGGCACGAGCCGTAGCGTTTCGATTCTGCCGTGTTTTTTCCATAAGCTCAAAGGTCTTCATTTTGATGTCAGTATCATATTGAAGTTTCTTCAAGCGTTCTTCCTCACGCAGCTTGTTCGTCTGCGCGATGATGGTGTTCTGCGTAGCGACAGCCAACTGCCCGCGCACGTCGCAGTTCCAGCCGGTGTTATAGCGGTTATTCATGCGGCAAATCTTATCAAGCTCTTTGTGCGCCGCAGCCTCCGCATCCGCCGTCACGCGTGTGAGGATACCATCATAGTCTGTCTGCCAGCCACACGCAGACAACTGGCAAATCTCGTCGGCCTTGTCATTGATACATGGCTTCAACTGCTCGCCATAGGCGTACTCAATATCGCCGCGCTGCCAGTTGAGTGTGTTGCGTTTATCGAGGTCGTCCATCGCCCCATCCGCTTTATCACGCAACTTCGGTACACGGGCGTTCTCGATGTCCGCCATCTCTTTCATCTTCGCCATCACGTCGCGCCATTTGCTCTCGGCACTCTTGGCTTCCTTGATGACTTTCTGACTGGACAGCTTACCAATGATGTTACCAATGACGGACGACAACGCGAGCCATCGACCATCATCACGTTTTGGCGGGCGCGGATACTGGACAATGTGCGGAGCGGTTACGGCAACGGAGTTCGTACCTGACGGGGCATTTTCCTTAATCTCTACCTTGTTGTAGATTGGGGTGTCCTCGGTCTTGCCGGAGGAGCTGCCGCCACTTTTGCCACCGCTGTTCTTGTTGATAATAGTCATACCATCTCCTATGCGTGACCGCCGTCATTCTGTAAATCGTTATGGGATTTCTGCAAGTGCAGTTCCCGTATCTCAATATCGCTTTCTACCATAAACGACCATTCGATTGCGCGTCTGCGTTTCTTCAGCATTACCGGCGCAAGGTTGCGGATAGGTCGGGTATAGATTTCCTCGCCGTCAGCATACAAGCGCAGCACAACGCGTGGCGACAACTCCATCAGGTCAGCCATATGCTCACGCGCTTCAGGGTGGGTGTCGAAGAACTGCACAGGGTCAAGGCCACAATGGGTGCGCTTCCACACGGCGAACTTAGTGCGTAACTGCTCAAGCTGGCGATACTGGCGTGGCAGGTCGTCACTGACGACTTTGAACACTGTCGGAAACCAATAGGCACTGTTCACTTCGATACCTGACTGCCAGCGGTAGCGCATAGGCTTGTCGCCCGCACCCCACTTATACACGCCAAACCCCATCAGCATAAGCATACCGGTCTCAGGGTGGGCGTAGGCCATCTTAACTGGTAGCGTCAAACGGCTCAGGCTTGGGTTGCGACGCTTATCGGTAGTAGGTAATACCAACAACAAACCTTGTCGGATTGATGCGGAATCGTACCACATAAACACTCGTTGGTCGTAGCCGGTAAGACGCATGGTGTACGGGTTATACCCCTGCCACTCACGCTCGGTCATGTAGTCCTCGGTCATCATGTTCACTGACGTACCGGTAATACCGACAAGGCCGTTCTCTGCGGTGTAGTACACGCCGCCGGCGAGCGTACACCAACCGAACGGAGACAGTGCAGGATACCAATACTCAAGCTCTTTGACCGTCGTCTGTGCGTCATCGCGCACGTTAAGGGTGTACGGATAACCGACAGTGCCTACCACGTTGTCGAAGTGGGTGTCGCCCTCCACACGGGTAGTGTGCGAGGCAATGAACTGAATCTTGGACGGCAGGGTTACGCGTGTCGCAGGTCGGTACGCGTGGGGCAGTCTAGGTTCTGATACCCAAAACTGATTATTCGTCCACACGATAGTCTGCATATTGCGTGTGAGGGCAACACCGTCCAAACACTTGTTCGGCGGCAGGTGGTCTTCGGTGGAAAGCACCTCGCCTAAATCCTGCGGACACTTGTCGTCAATAAACGTGTTATCGGCAATGACATCTTCGTCCACATACAACCATACCGCCTGACCGTCACTGGTGGTGGCGGAGCGATACCATCTGCGCTTCACTGCGTTCTTTGGCGGCGTGTTCGTATCTACTACGATTGCGCCGTCGCCGTTCTTGATGTCAATCAAGTTCGATACAGGACTGGGCGCACTTTCCTCGCCGCACTCGTTCACATACGTTACACGGTAGCCGCGCACTTCGGGCGCGTCGCCCCAGTCAGAGCAATCGCCGGACTGCTCCATGTCTGCGCATCGGTTGTCCCACTTGGACACACAGCCCCTGTTCGGGGCTACGGCGACAGTAGGGGCTTCGGCAGGCGGGTCGATACCAACAAGTGTCGGGCCTGTACCGGCGCGTACCATGCGTGATGACAATCGGTACAACTGCCCGTCGCGGACGAACAACACCGTGTCAGCCCCTGCGCTCTCGCGCGGGTCGCGTACCCAATGTACATCTTGGGGAAACCCAACCATATAGTCGCCGACGGGGATTACTATCTTTGCAGAAATGGGAGAACCCCGCTCGTCAACCGCGTGGGCGAACAGGGCAGGGCTTCGGTGTGGGCGGAGCATACCGCCATACAAATCAACGTTCTCGGCAAGCTGCGCATTCCGCGAGCCTAACGCCTGCGGTTTTATTTTGGGCATCTCGCCGCCGAAATCCAAGAATCTCATTAGAAGTATCCTAACGCTACGACCCCGCCATTATGCACAAGCTCGATGACAGCCTCGGTGGAAGAGTTCGGGTTATTCATTATCAGCAGACCATTGTCGGGAATTTGCTGTCGCCCGCCCAACATCGCGCCATTCTTGCGTAGGTACACTTCGGCTTTTGCAGGACCACCGATATACACTCGACCGTTGGAATACAGCAGCGAGAAAGAGGCCGTCTGACCTTGCGGACCGCGTGGGCCTACGATACTACCGGCGTTGAGCTTATTGCCGTCCGTCAGAGTAACTTCCAAGTTACCATCAACCACATTCATATCGGCAATACCGACACCGGCTACGGGTTTCCATGAGCCGATACTGCGCTTCACGCCCTCGCCGTTTGTAATGTACAGAGTGAACGTACCTGTGGCTTCGTCGCGTTCCATACTAATCGCACCTGCGTCCTCGCCTTGAGGACCGGCAGGACCTTGCGGACCTTGAGGGCCTGCGTCACCCTTTTCGCCTTTCTGTCCCTGCGGCGGAATAATCGTACCAATGGTGTGTGTCTTGCCTTTGTTGTCAGTCCACTTCAGTGTGTTGGTATCGTCAATAGTAATACCAGTCACGCTCACGCCGTCTTTGCCGTCAGCACCACGTTCGCCTTGCGGACCGCGCTTACCTACACCGGCTTCGTCTTTACCTGACCCACAACCGCAATCGCCGCCCATATTCAGTTTGGTGCAATCCAAACTAAGGGTGTTCGTCTCACAGTTATAGACCAACGGGTCTTCGACATTCAGCCCAATCTCACGCGCCAGTGCCTGCACATACCCCCGACCGGAATCGAGATAGGTCACGCGGGCATTGCTGGAGATACAGTCGCAAGGGTTAGTGCGCTCAACCGTCAGGTCGTCTCCGTCACGAGCGATAACGCGCATAGTCTCACAGCACTCGGTGTCACACATCTTCACACTGACAAAGAAGTATTGACCCTCTACCAGTGGTGGGAATGAATTACCCTGATTACGCATCAGGTGCAGCACAGTATCGGAAGCACCTAACGGGTGCGACGTGTACCCATAGCCGAGCTTGTCGCAAGGCAGGGTCTGCAATCGTTGCTTACAGGCGTTCATGTTCTTCCTTAATCATCTGTTGGACAAGTTCGCGCAGGATACTGCCGGTAACTTCAGTGCGGACGCAGCTACCAAAAGGGAATGAGGTTGCTGTCGTACCATGTTGCCCGCGCTCAACGTGCAGGGTCAAAGTGCCGGTACGTTGCAGTTTTTCGGTGTGCGTGTACTTAACTACTTCGGTCATGTGGCAGGCGTAGATAATGAGGTACGCATAATCGCCCTCGCGCATCTTGTTCAGCTTGTCGGACAGGCCATGCTCATTGGATACCACCAACGAGTTCGAGGTTGAAGCGAACGCGGCGGACAGTCTGCTGTCAACAAAATCAACATGGGTTACTTGCATTTCTTCTCTCCATCTACCGCTGTAATTCGACCATCTTCGCCGATTGTGATACAGGTGCTGCATGACAAGCAATAAGTACCGGCGGCTACGGTTGTCGGGGTTTGACCCAACGCGCACTGTTTGGTGTACTCGCAAATCTGTGCAGGATTCCATTCAATCTCAATGCAACTGTTCGGACTCCACGTCTGCGCCACAGTATTATCCTGACCGCGAACAACGTGCAGGGTGTCCCCTTTTACAGCCATCAGCTTGACGTGTTCGTACTTGCCGTTGCTACGGATAGTCGCATAGCAGTAGTCGGTGTCAGGGAGGCGGAAGCGCAGGCCCTCGCCAAAGCCCAAAGGAATCTCGGTCGCCTCGGCAGTCAGGCTTTGCGCCAGCTTACCGTGACTAGACCACTTACTTACATTCAGAGCCATTATCACAACCTCCGCACTCCGCTTCGGGAGCAGTCTGTTCAAAATCAGGCGTAGCAACGCAACCCTCACAATGCGGAGGTGCTTCACATGGCAACTGCGCCAGCTTAACTTCTTCTGTTACCATGCGTGTCCAACAACCGCGTTTGCGGAATAAAAGGGTAAAACACTCACAGTCATTTACAACCACATCCGCCTCGTAGTAACCGGCAGACAGTTGTCTAAATTCTTCCGACCAAACGAAACACACGTTGCCCCTGTTGTCCACACGGGTCGGGCATTCTTCTACCAAGACACGGCAGTTGCCCTGTCTGCGCACTTTCATGACGATAGCGTAGATATGCGCCGGCACTTTTGTGATGTCGCAGCCTACATACTGGAACAGTGAGAAACAACGTTCACACTCGTCATCACTCAAACACACCGCGTCTTTGGCGCGTACTTTCGGCGGACACTTAGGTTCGCAGGGGTTGTTGCACGGTTGGCAGGTATCGACGCAATCGAAGTCAGGCTTCGGCGCAAAGCACCCGTCATCGTCATGACAGGTCGGCTTGAAGTTGTATAGTGTCGCCATACTTACCTCACAGGAAACAACCGCCGTGCATAAACATTGGTCGGTTGGTATGGTTTTGGAACTCTTCCGCGTGGGCGATGTTTATACCACGCAGAAACTCTTTGTTGTAATACTGGGCGTAGGCCGCCGACTGGCTGTCGTTTTCCATCGGAATCAAGTACAGCGAGGCCAACACGCCGTTAAGAATATCGTTACGGTACTTGCCAAAGAAGTGGTGTGGAATATCGCAGTCCTGACCTGTCGGTGTCCACGAATAGACCACGCAATACTTACCGCTGCGCACACTGCCGCAACCCTCGAAAGAGATGGCAGGCTGTTCAAACTGAAGCTCTACCCAGTAGCCGTTACCGAAACGTTCTTCTGCTGGCGGTACGACACACCAGTTGCGGTCAAGCAGCGGGTGGCGGTCAGGGTCGTTGGTTGAATGCACAGACTTAATCTGAACGATAGTTCGACCATCAGGTAGGTCAATCACATAGTCATTCGTACCACACTCTGCGTCAATATACGCTTCGTCTTTCAACAGGTGTGTCTCACGGAAGAATCGTGAGACTGCGTTGAGAATGGCGTTCTCGATAAAACTGCTGGGCATATTGGGGAACGTGACGAGAGCTTGATTCTTAAGCCATTCAAACCAATTCATTTCTTAGCTCCAATCCTCAATTCAGGAACGCGGGTAACGGCGTAGCGGTTGCTCGCCTGCTTCGCTTCCATACCCAACAGGGTAAACGCATTATTCCAGTGAACGGCACTGCGGTCGCGGGACGGTACGCTCTCGGTGTCAACACCCCAAGCGTAATACAACATAAGCTCGAAAATCACTGGGCGCAACTGCGAACCTAAATCCACATCAGAATCGAGGCTGTCAATCTTAGGCGGGCTGAAGCACATCAATTCCAACGTGCCGGTCACGCCGTCGGGGACAGGCGGGTCAACATACAAGATGTTGTTGTCGTTTGGGTCGTAGCTCCAACTGTCCATCTTGTAATCAGAGGACGAGGCTTCCGCGTGGCAGTCCTTGCACCCTATCTTACCAACGAGGTGCAGGGCGTTCTTACTGGTTTGTCGAGGAAAACTTTTCACACGACCTTTGTTATCTGCTTGTCCCAGCACGGACGACACATCATGACACGCTTCAGGTACGGTTTGCAGACTGCCTGCTACCAATGGCATGGACGTGCGCTTGATAAACTTCTCGCGCTGGGCGTTCGCAACAATCTCCACCGCCAACCGGAAGTAGTGCAGTAAGTCATCTTCCGTCCAATGCTCGAACGGGAAATCAGGGTCTTGGTCCACCAAGTAATTGCTTACTTCCTCGACCAGTGCGCGGGGAGAAATCATTACTTACCTTTCTGTGAATTAGGCAGCACCGCTTTCACAGCAGCCTGTGCCATCGGCACATGGGGCATGGCGTTCTGCGCGGCGACATCGGCTTCACGTTGGGCAACTGCGGCTTCCGCCTGTTCCAACGTTTCCACAACTTTATCTGAACCATCAGGGTTCAAACCTTGAGCGACATGGAACTTTGCCCATGACGCATTAACTTCTTCCTGTGTGTACAGCGGGGTCAGTCGCTCACGCGCTTGGTCGGAAAAACGACCACTTACCACAGGCAACGATACATAGCCGGTTTCATCGGCATAGGCAATAGGGGTATTACTTGGCATTTTTATGTCCTTGTTTGGGGTATAAACGCCTTGATTTTAACGTACTAAAAACCCCACCGCAAGGGTGGGGTTTGGTTATAACCTACTCGGTTACATACATTCAGGTTCAGGGTAGGTGCTGTCGCACGCAGGTTCGCCGCAAGTGCAGCCACGAACGTCGAGGAAGTCAACCACTTCAACGAACGCAGAGATACACGCAGCGTCGATACCACTACCATCAACAACGGTCATGCGGATAGAACCATTGCTGCCCAAGTACGCGCCCAAGCTGGTAATAGCGGTAGTCGCGCTGTCTTTCTTGGTAACTTTACCATCGCCGTCTGAATCTTTTTTGGTGCTGGACTTGGCGTTTACGGCTTTGCCGAACTCCAATACGGTGCGACCGATTACAGACAGGTCGATTTCTTCGGTTTCGTCAACCAAGTTTTCGCCGTCATACAGACCAAACTTCACTTTACCGGCAGTGGTAATCGCGCCTTTTTCATCACGCGCACCGGCTTGTTTTTTGTTGTGTACAACCAACGCATCAACGCGGCTGTCAGCAGACAACAAGTGGGTGTGTACGATGTCGCCAGTGGCGAAGTGGCCCTCCATCTCGCGGAAGCGTGTCCACTCGCCTGACGCGCCGTCATACTCGAACGGTACAACGAAGTGGCGGTTTGGCAAGTGACCGGCATAGCGTACCAATGGGTTGCTGTTGTCGGCAATGCGGGAATGACGATAACCTACATGACGGGCATCGCCACCCAAGAATAACTTGAATACTGTCATGTCAATGCTCCTTATGCGGCAAAGTCAAGAGTTGCGTACAGGGTAGTGATGGCTTCAGGATATAAGACCTTAAAGTCATATACTTGCAGTGTGCGCCAGAACTGACCGAAGTGGTTGGCAACTTTTTCGATATGTTCGTTTTCGGTAACTTGCATTACGAAACCAGTTGCGTCTTTGCGGCCTGCGAAAATGGTGTAGGCGATACGACCGCCCTCGTTGCGTTGCGGCATATTGTTCGAGAAGATAATCTCGAAGCCCAACACGTTAGGGATTTTAGTACCCAAGATGATGGACTGTGAAGTGCCGGCGGCGCAGGCGTTAGTCAGGATTGGGTTGGCGAAGAACAAGTCCATTGCTTCGACTGGCAACACAACATACAGACCATTGGTGTCCACGTTTTGCTCGGACAATACGGTACGCATTTGTGACAGGTAGCGAACGATGTTGTCTTTAGTCAGAACAACAGGCGCACCAGCCGCACCAAAGTCAAAGGCGTGAGAACGACGACCGGCTTTGCGACCACGGTTGCAAGCGGCGGCAGCCAAAGGAACTTCGGTCAGCACTTCAGTGTCGATACGTTCTGCCAGTTTTTGGGTCACGTCGGCTTGGTATTCTCTCAGCAACGCAGGCAGTTCGTCGATAGAACGTGAATCCAGTTTGTCCAACTTGATGTTGGTGTACAACGCACGGTTCACATTCATTGTGATAATGCTGGTGTCGAAAGTAGAAACTTCCAACTCCATGTTTTTGATGTACTCAAAGACTTCGGCTTCAGGAGCGCGGCGGAAGATAACTTCGTCGCCCTTGTTGCGGATTTCTTTTGGCACAATATCTTGGCTGGTAATCAGGCCGCTCACAGTCATACGATTGAAGCGTTTTAAGAAGCCAGCCGCATATACTGGTTTAGTCAGCGCAGACACCAACTGTGGGTAGCCACTCGCCGCTGCCAGCAAAGGTTTGCTCTGTACAGGCATAATTTTACCTCATGTTAAAAGAGAGTTAGTCCATTACCGCTACACCGTTGAGTAGCGCAGTATTCCAAGCGTCTTCGTATTTAGCGAATTGCTCAGGCGACATTTTGCCATTGGAGAAGTCTTGCAGGGCGCGGTTATACGTTGACAATTTCATGCCACGTTTTCCTTTAGGCTGGGCGGCGGTAGCCTGTTGGGAATAGTTAATTGCATTGCTTCGGCCAGGGGCGGTCAGTTGCTGTTGCGGAACAGATTGCGCAGGTTTGAATCCTGACAACAAATCAACAACGGCATCTACGTTGCCTGCGGCTTCTGCATTCTGTACCAAAGCTGCGCGGGTCAAACCGCCGGTATTAGGTACGACTGCGTTGTAATACTGTGCATACTCCGCAGTGTTTACTGCATCGCGCAACCACGGTAATTTGTTGGCGATGGCTTGGTTGTACTGCTGACGCGCACTGATTGCGCGGAGTTCTTCTTGCTGTTGCACTTGGGCTTGGAGCGGCTGAACGGTCTCATCGAACTGACGGGCCAAAGGATTCAAGCGTTCTACCTCAAGGCGTTGGGCAATCTCTACGGCCTTACGCGCGGCAATGGCCTCGATAACAGGCAATGAACCCGCGTACGCGTCGAGTTGCTCTTTGGATAATTCAGGTACTTCGATACCCTCGTACCACGGTTTCTTGTCTTCCGCAGCAGGCTTTTGCTCGTAAGCGCGGAGTTTGGCTTCCAACTCTGCCACGCGGTCTTCGTTCGATTTCTGCGTAGCGGCGAACTGTTGTTGCAACAGTGCTTGGTTTTGTTGGAGTATAGCCGCGATTTCAGGCGTGATAGACGGCTGCGGTTGGCGTTGTTGCTCGGCTACTTGAGGTTGTTGGCCCTCAGTACCTACATCAATATTACCACCATCGCCGACGTAATCGCTTACATCGTCATAGATTTCATCGTCTGTGGGCAGGATTTGCTCCTGCACAGGCGCAGGCTGTTGCTCTTGCGCAACGCTCTGTGTTGGGTTTTGCTCTACCACTGGGGCGGCTGTGGGGTTGATACCGGCGGAAGTCAACGCTTCTTCGATACCAAAGAATGAATCGGTAGGCATAGGTTATTTGTCTCCAGTTTCTAAAAGGTCAATGACTTTCTTCAACATGACAACCTGCCCACGCTGGTGGTCATCCGCTGTGCGCGTCTCATACAACTCACGCTCGATTACCAACTCTTGTTCAAGCAAAGTAATCAGAGCCTCGAAGTCGCGGTTGGAACGCAGGCGAGACAACCCATCACGAGCGGCAGCTTGGTCATCTGAAGAAATAAGTCCAAGTCGTGTACGATGATTCATATCATTTCTCGCAAGACGAAATGCGGTCGATGTACAGGGACGCTGTATCACTTACCACACCATCAGGGTAAATACGGTAATAACCTGCCATGTCAATCATGACTGGGTTGTGATTCAAGTCGAGTGTGATAACCTTGCCGCATGGGGAGAAAGGAATGTCCTTTGCGTCGTCCATAGCGCACTCACTGTCAATGACGCGGTGGACGATGAACTTATCGCCCTCTTGCAAGTCAACACCGGAGACCACCACGGCACGGCATGGGGTCACTAAAATAGCTTCAGGCTTCTTCATTCTAATTCCACCTTACCCGTGAACAGGGTTTCCAAAATGTCCTTAACCGCAGCGACACGCATACGGTTTTCTTCGGAGGCAGTCTCGGTCTCGTTGACAACGCGGCTGTCATCCAGCACTTTCAACAAGATTTCTTTAATCGGCGCAGCATACGCCGAACGCTGAAAGCCCATCAAGGTACTGGCTTCTTTGCGGCTCAACTGAATCGCACGGCCTGTACTTTCGGGCAGGTTAAGACGGTTCGCACTCATGCTACACCTTACTCAAGTAAATGGAGGCGAAGCTGTCAGTGACAGGTTCTACCATTAAGGTTAAGTCAATCACGTCGCCTATCTCTAGCGACGCAGCCTCTTGTTTGCACACAGTTATATCATATACGCCTGCCGGTAGCAAGTGAGAAGCCCCACAACCCAAAGGGAATGGGTACTTAAACTCACTCATATCACAACCGTTAGGGCATTCTACCACGCGGTCGACTTTAATCTGTACGCATGACGTACCCTCATCGGATGTCGTCGTGTGCAACATAAACGGGGTAGCGACAGGGCCTACACGCACCGGCGTGAGTTCCTCGATGTGCGGATACATTTTTGAGGAAGAGCCGACCTCAATCGGCTTCCCCTCCACCACCATAGTGATAACCGTAGAATCACATTTAGATGTAATCATGATTAGACTCCGTTAGCGGCAGCAATAGCCGCTTCAGCATTAGGGCTGCGCCCCTGTAAGTCAGGAACACCAGCGGCAGGGTCTTGCGGCATAGGTGTACCGGCAATCTCGCCAAAGGCTTCTTGGCGGTCGAAGTCGGGGAAGATACCCTCGGTGGACAGCCCTTTGTTCTTGAACATGGTGTACAGGATACGCTGCACCGCAGTAGCCGGAACGATGGGTTGTTGGGTAGTCGGGTCAACCACGCCGACCATGCTGGAGATAGACTGCAACGCCCACTCAAGGTCACCGTTCTTGCTCTCTTGCTCCATCAGTCCGGACACGCCACGCGCGTACACACGAATGTCGCCACGGATGTCAGGGTCGTTACTGGTACGAATCTCGTAGTTGATGAATTCTTGAACCACCGGCTCAATCAGCCCCGATTCAATCATACGCAATGCCTGCTTAATGGCTTTAGTGGATTGGTTCAAAATGATGGACACGCCGCCGGCGGTACGACCCAACGTACCCAAACCTTGCGGCGAACCAAACGCCACACGGGGGATACCAATCAGCTCGTAGCCGTAACCCATGAACTTGTCGAACAGGGCCACAAGCTCGTTGGACAGTGACGGTACGGTGTAGAACCGGTATGCAGGTGCGCCGCTACCGAACGTATCTTCCTCTACCACACGGATGGTGTGCGGGATAATTGCGTTCGGTGCGTGGCCGTCCTTGACCGCGCCCTTGCGTACCTCGCCGATAGGACCACTTGAATACTGCATATTGCGTACCAACGCACGGACGGAAGCCGTACACACGCGCTGGGTATCACGCAGCTTCATCGCTGGGGACGCACCCCAAAACGAACTCGGCACTTTCTCGAAGCAGGCTTTATAGAACGGACGGCGGCCCAACGGGTCAGGATTCAACAGACACTTAATCACACGACCGCCGACGACCCATACCTCTGCCTCGGATGCGCCGTGCATTTCCTCTTCCGCGAACTGGATACCATACTCGGCGAGCAGGTCGTTGCGGATTCGTCCGTAGTAGCCCAAAGCGTCGAACGCGTCCATGTCGGTCTTGTCCCCGATGTCGGTATCGGAGATGTCGTCGTCATCCACAGAACCATACGGTAGGGGTGCGCCGTTCGGGTTCGCCTCGAACACTTCGGCAATCACATCCTCGTCATAACCGGAAGCACTACCCAACTGGAGCAGCTCATTGCGTGTCAGGCGACGGCGTTCAATGACGTAATCCGCAGACTGAATGTCGGTTGCATACGGTGCAGGGAAAAAGTCGAACGGCGAGATGTTCTCGACCTGACGCACGGTCTCTGTTGTCGGCGACACGGTTGTACCATCCCAACGCATGACGGTGCGGGTGTTTACCGCAGGGGCTTTCATAATCGCCGCAGGGTAAATACAGAAGTGGTCGATGAAGTCGATGAACTGCGCCTCCCAGTCTGCGTCGTACAGACGGTCGGCAACGATGGTGCGCAGGCGTTCTGCCGCCACGCTCGCCTTGCGGTTCTCTTCAAGTTGGACTGCCGCCCGCATCTCGGACACTTGGGCGCGTACCGCATTCACGTCGCCGCCGTTGATGGCGATGAACGTCTCAAGGTCTCGTTCTACTTTCTCAAGCAGGTTCGCTTCCACGTCTTCCGGAAGCTCTACCACAGGTGTGGCGTTGATGGTGTAGGGCTGGGCTGTCGAGCCGACAAAGATGTCGCGTATCAGACCAACAATATTCTTCACGATTGGGGAACTAATATCCATAACGATGTCAGGCCCGTCCCCAGCAGGCGCAGATAATGGCTGCCCGTTCATCAACTTGAGGCAGTCCATCATATCGTTATAGTGGGGCATCTTGGCTTCACGAGCCTTACGGAAGCGTGAAACGACCATATCGCCCAGCGTGTCAATAAGGCTCTCGTCCATACTTAGCCTCGTGCTGTGCCGTTGGACGCACAACCGGTACGCTTACCGTTGCAACGTGCTTTCTTGGTAGTCATGACGACCTCCTTTGGTTGGGGTTAATCAAACAGTGTGAACCCCATGATACCAAAAAATAACCCGACTGTGGAAGTCGGGTGTCTCAAACCTGAAAGGATACAAATATGAATGCAATCATCATATAAAAAAGAAGCCCGCCTGTCAAGGCGAGCCGAGTGTTGATTTCAAAGAATGGCTGCAAAAAAGAAGCCCACCGTACAAGGGTGGGCGCAAGCCGTTGGTTTGCAGATTAGACCGTCAGGGAGTAAAAAATGAGCGAAATCAGAAATCACAATCTGTGATGGTGCAACTATGCCATAGGGTTACTGTATCTGTCAACACCACTCTATCTCTGTCTCGTACTGCGCCACGTCATCGTCGCCGGTGGACATGACTAATAATAGGCCCATCGCAATGTATTGCAGCGAGTCGCAGTTATGTACCAACACGCCGTTGGCGTAATACTCATTGTCCGTTTCCACTGTCAGGTTGTACACCCTTTCGCGCGAGGCGTTTCCGCGCTGAATAAACACCTGCACATTTTGGGTTGCAGAACCTTGTTTTGGAGTATTTGTTTGCCATGAACTCTGTCCCGCATTCTTCGCAGGTTCGTTGCACGTCATCCACTCCGCTGGCCTTTCTCGCCATTCCTTGACAGGACATACTACAAAAGCCTTTCTTCCGCTTGGATGCGACACCAATAAAGGTCTTACCGCACCATGTGCAGACCATCTGCTCGCCGTCGCGCTCTCGAGTTTTGGAAGTCTTCTTGGCGTGTTCCCTATGCCAAGTGCGCCCCTCTTCAGATTTATGCCATGCTTTTGCGGCTTCAATACCTGCTGCGTGGAATTTGGCTCTGAACTCTTCGTTCTCTGCCAGTCGTTTCTTGGCATGATATGAAGCGTGTTTGACTGTTTCGACCATTTCCAAGTTGTCGAGGGTGTTGTTGCTCGCGTCGTGGTCCTTGTGATGTATTTGGTATCCGTCGGGGATTGGGCCATTGGCGCGTTCCCAAACATACCGGTGGGCTGATACGGACGTTCCTTTTCTGTACGGCGGCACTTTATCGCTACCGACTTTCCACCAGTAATACTTGTTACCTGTGTACCGTGTGAACCGTAGCCCATCAATGAATTGTACATCTTCAACTGTGTTGTTGCTTCGCATTTAGCTATCTCCGCTTGGTTAGATACGTTGCAATATACAGTATTACCCACCAAGCTGTCAATAGTATGGAACGCACCATTTGCGAACACGGGGTGGTTAGGGGTCGCCGTCAGTTTGATACCACCAATGTCGTACTCGAACACCTCGGCACTGGGGTTCGTCATTGCCGCTGCCAACACCTTGCGCACACCGGTGCGCGTGAACACCTCGTCGCCTACACGGATATGCTGAATCGGCACACTACCATTAGGTGTTGCAATCATAGTGTCGGCAGCGAGACACAGGTCACTAACCCAGCCGATGTGCGACTTGGTTGGTGTGTCGGCGGTACGACCACCGCTGCGGTTCTCGTAGATGTAGTCGGCGGCCAGTGCTTGGATGAGGAAGCGGCAGTTGTCGCGTATGAGCAATCGCGGCTTGCCGCCCGTACCGAGTGAGGCCATGAAGCTGCGCACCGCAGCCAGTCGAGGCTCCATCTTGTTGCTGCGTGTCGGTGCGACGATAGGCACACCCTCTTTGCGAAGCACGTCGAACGGGGACAGGTTGATGTTCTGACCTCCGACCATACCGGCTGGGTCGCCGTAGGCCCTGACGCACACACCGTTGGGGTAGTTGCGCTTGAGCGCAGGCCGCACCGTAGCGCGGTAGAGCTGCTCTACGCTCATATCCTCTCCCATGAACTCGTCCAGTACCATGAGCGTACCATCCGACAGTAGTGTACCGACGATGCAGACCGGTGTGCGCCCGAAGTCAAAAGCGAGGTAGTAGTCGCGCAGCTCTTTAGTGTTGACCCGCTCGGCGGGGAACGTATGCACGTCCCGATGGAACTCAGGGAATACCACCTTGCCGTGCTTCACGTCGGCGAACTCGCCCAGCACATAGCTCTGAATCTTGCCCATGTCGGGGTCGGCGAGCATGGCGTAGTAGTAACCATAACCTTGCGCGAGGTTCTGAATGTTCTCCGCTTCCGGATTGGGCAACCACTCGTCGTTGGGGTCGTGGCTGTTTGGGAATCCCGCAGGGGGAATGAGGGCCGGCGGCTGGCTGAACATCTCTACCAATTTCTCGACACCCATCTCACGCGCCACTTTCTCGAACTGTGCGTCGCGCTCGCCGAGATACCATTTGTGCAACCATGACCCCTTGACCGGACCGTTGAACACGCCGATGACGCCTGTCCTATCGACCTTACCTTTTGTGCCGCTGGGGTAGCGACCGAGACGGCGCACCAATGCGAATACCACGCTCTCCGGCATCAAGTTCAACTCGTCACACAGTACCATTGTGGGTTCTGCACCCAAGAGCTTGTCCTGCGCGTCCTCACTGTCGAGGGCGAGGAACTGCACCTCCATGTCGAGAGCCGTACCATCTTGCAGTCGGGCGCGTACCCGACCGAACGGCTGGCTACCCTCCGTGACCTGCAACAGCGGACCAAACATATTCTTCATGGACGGAATGGTGTTCGATTTGAGGAGGGCATAGGTGTTGCGTACCACCAAGGCGCGGAAGTAGCGGGTGTTGTCGAGGGGGGATGGGGTCTGAAGCAGCGCAGAGCGCAGTAACTCCATGATTGCCCAAGAAGTTTTGCCTGAACCAGCAGGGCCGGCCACGAGACGAATCAATGCTTGAGCGTTAGACGCGCGTTTGAGGGTGGGGTACTGGTCCAATGCGAAACCGATATTAAGGCTGCTCATGCTCGATGACCTCCATAGGGGTTAGTTGGGCGACGGAGGGCGGTGTCATATCACTGCCGAAGTTGACGTTGAGTACCATACCACTGAACTGCTGCTCGTTGCGTGGTTTAATATCGGCGAGTTCCGCGAGTGCGGCGATGGCCTTGAGCTTGTCGGAGGTCTTGTCTTTGGTGCTGCGGGCAATCTCAAACAGGTCGCGCAGGGTGGACTCGGACATCAGTTTCGCTTGGGCGCGTAGCAGGTCGGTTCTACCATCTCCTATTCTGTCTCGGTGTGCCGAGACCCTTGCGTTGAAGTCGGGGTCATCGAGAAGTTTTTTGGTGTCGGAGGGCGAGAGGTCGTAGGCTGCGCCGATTTCCTCTTCACTATATAATCTGTTGGCGGTCAGCACCGCGAGGTCGCGGGCCAAAGAGTCTAAATCTATTGTCATTGGGATACCATCATGGACGGAAAAGTTTATCAGGGGGTCACATTCCCACCTTATACCACTCACGGGGACGGCTGCGTTTTTACCAACTGCACGTTCCTCGCGCCTAACGATTTCGGTAAGGGGTGTGTCTTTAAAGACTGCAACTTCGAGCGTTGCTGCCCACCTTATTATAATAACCGCTGGAGCAAAGTCGGCGAGGCCGGTGTCGTGGACGGGGGGTACTGGGACTACGTTACATTTGGAAAGGATACCACACTCAAGAGCGGAGGGGGAGGTTCGTACAGTATGGAGGGGGGTGTTACCAAAGACGCTGGAGCTAAGACCAGTGGTAGAGGCGTTGAAGTTAAGGGTTCAGGCCATATCGTTACCGGCGAGTCGGTGTTGAAAATGGGCGACTCGCTATGCGAGTGTGAAGACCAATGGGATAAACAGATATATGAGAAAGGGTACTTGGGTTTGGACGACGACGGGGCTAAGGTAACTATTGAGGAGGGTAAGTGATGGAAACGTACTATACTAAAGTGGATGTGCAGGCGGACAGGTATATAGTTGAGTCCGGAGGACGAAGCAATGTTACCATCATTGTTGAGAATGAGGAGATGACGGAGGAGGAGTTCAATAAACGGTATGGAACAAACACCGGCAAGGATTGCGGGTGCGACAACTAATACGTTGACGTTTGTCGTATATACAGATACCATTTCGCTGTCGGCGACCAATGCAGCGGGCGGCACTCGTGTCATTGGGGTAGGTTGCCGATACTACACCACGCTTCGGCGTGGTGTTTTTATTTGTGAATACTCCAGCCGTAGGCTGGAGTATGAACGAACCCGCTGGAGTATGAACGAACCCGCTGGAGTATGAACGAACCCGCTGGGGGATACATCATCTATACCATCGTTGCCTCCAGCCGTAGGCTGGAGTATGAACGAACCCGCTGGGGGATACATCATCTATACCATCGTTGCCTCCTGCGCCGTCCATGTAGGTATGGGTGGGATTATACCACCTTTGCATATAAATGCCTTGCTGTGTAACCGATGCCATCGTTACAGATAATAGGGAGGTTATACCATATTCGTTATCTAAGCCTGTTGTTATATAGGTAGGGGGGGCTGGGCTAGCGTTGCCATTTTTGTGGGCCTTTGTGGATTGTGTGCGACTACCCTCTTTTCTGACGGGGACGGCATCGCCCTCCGTGTTCCAATAGGGGGGATAACGTGCCACTTATTCTCACACCGTCCGACAAAATCCCCTACGGATAACGCCGTCCTTATCCGCTCCGAAAAATAAAACGCGCCTAAAAATAAAACGGCGGATAAAAAAGGAAAGCTGAGTTAAACGGCGGCTATTTTGCTTTGTGCATATCCCCTCTGTTAGCCAATGCCCCAAAATAAAGATGCCGTTATACAACATCCCCCTGCTTATATCAAAATCATTAACATCGATAATGAAAAACAAGAGAAAAAATCGCGTATGCACTATAAGACGGCCTTTGCATATAAGACGGCGGATATAAATATCAAATTTAATCCTAACAAGGTACTTATATAATCGGCCTGTTAATAAGACGGCCTTTATAAATAATCGCTGGCTTATACATATTTGTTAAGGAATGTTAAACACGTCTAAACCTCTAGTTATAAATTTTTGGTTATAAAAAAAAATAATGTGCTAATTATATCGCATACGATATCCCCCGAATTATATAAAAAGGGGGATAAAAAAGTTTGTTGTAGGTCGGTTATATCGCATATTATTTCCCCCTTTTTATCAGTGAAAAGGGACTTAAGCTATTGATTTAAAAGGAAAAAGTTAAGTCATTGATTTTAAAGGGAAACTGAAGTATACAACCGTCGCAAATGAAAATAAAAGGGGATTTATATGATATGAAATAACGGACGCGCTGGAGATAAGACCATGATTTGAAAGAAAAAAAAAGTAATAATAATAATAAATAAATATTATTTTATATATCTATATTCTTATTTTTTTTTCTCCGGATTTTTTAACCGTCGATTTTTTTTTTTCGATTTTTGGTTTCACCTCTTCGAGTGGCCAAAAAAAGTTTTTAACAAACTACAATCATCCCCCCTCTTATCCAATTTTCGTTCATTCCTAAACAAACATTTCTTTACACATTCCCTTACCTTTATTAACCACTATATCCCTTGACTTATTTCCTCCCCCTACGTATAATTCATTTCAACAGTTAAGCAAAGCAAAGCCAAGCAACATATAACGGCGCATTTGCTTAGTTATTAGATGGTAGTATCACGCCACCTATTCCGCTCTTTAAATTTTTAGTTTGCAAGTCAAAATAACTCTTGACTTATTCTAAAAGCTAGGTTATAATACGAAACATACTAAATCAGACCTTATCTTGCCATAGCCTATAATTGATTAACCCTAATCTATATGATAAAAGGTGTCATAAATTCTCTTAGTCTTATTGACACGGAATGACTATATATTATAGCGCACGACAAAATAACTCTTGACTTATTGTAAAGGATGGTATAAGCTACTATCTAAACTTATAACCCGCGCTTTATAAGTTTCTAGTTAAATTTTACTTGACAAGCTAAAATAAAGCGGTTATAATAACAACATATCGTAAAAACTTTAGCGAGTGCATAGTACGAGCTAATCATAAGCTAATCATAAGCTAATCATAAGCTAAAGCAGGCGTTATAACCTGTAATTATAACTAGGCCGTTGGTTTCGACCATAGCTGAATGCTCCTTAACAATTCGGAAAAATCACATCATGCGTTTCAAGTGTGGTATTACTACCACCTTGATAGCAAAACAAGGTAAACAGCCTATCAGAGAATGATGTTGGTATAAAGTGTGTGCGAGATGAAACAAGCTCAATCCCTGTTTGCCCCCAGAAGCGGAGCATCGCCTCCGCCGTATGCAAGATAGCCAGCATGATGTTATAGCGTGCAAAGGTCAACATAGAGTCTATTGATACAAGCCGTCAAGAATGACGGCTTCAGTGAGTATTCTCATTGCTGAGTGTGAAGCACGAAGCAATATTTTGCAAAAATGAAAGGTAATATTATGTCTATTGAACAAGTGAAGGCCTTAGTTAGTGAATTAGTAGCAAGCGGCGTGTTATATGAGTCCGTTTCCACTGTCAGGTTGTACACCCTTTCGCGCCCTCTTGGTATCAATACTTAACGACTTTAAAGGTAAGTAAAAAATGGAATTTGTAAAACACAATCAGCTTCTTAAAATCCGCGTGGCCTACGACCACGCTGGCGGATATAGCGAGTTCAAAGACTTCTTTGATGACAGTGGCCTTGAAGAAATCGGGGGTAATCTGTACGCCTATTTCCCTGATTCCGCCCGATGGACTGAAGCCGAAATCAATGGTATGACTGAAGATGAACGCCAAGAGTGGCAAGCCATCTTTGATTGGGACTGGACGCACTACACCCTTGCCGATGTGTCATGGAAAGAATGGTTTGAAGCGGCGCAAGAAGAGGACGTAGTACCGTACCGCTACGCCGCGACAGGCTATTCTCAGGGAGACTGGGCGCATCTGTACCTGCTTGGTATGGAAGAGGCCGAAGCTGAAGCCTTAGTCCGTGGTTTTGAGCTGTACGCGTACGAGACGCCATATCGCTACGCGGTTAATCTGATTGACTGTGAATCAGGCGATGTAATCGAGTGGGATTCTTTGGGCGGAATTTATGACTTAGCCTCCAGTCTCAAAGATTTGAAAGGCTATATTGCTGACTCACTGCGAAGCATGGACGGCTTGCACCCCGACCTGTTGACAAGCGCGTTGGAAGCTGTCAACGAATTGGAATATTCCGACATTGAATCTTAACTAAAAGGAAACAAAAATGCGTATTGAAGAATTAATCCGAAATACAAAACCTGAAATTATTGTGTCAATCCAAGACGACTACCTCGACCATGTAGGCGATGAACCCTTATCCCGATATGTTTACCTGACATGGCAATGGTGTGACGACAAGGGAAATTGGGCTTCCCTTGAAGTCTTAGGCGCAGTCGATGGTAACTTTGATATTGCAACACTGGACTATTCCTTTGAAGATTGCCAGGCCCGTTGTAGCGATGACACCTTGTCTGAATCTGAACTGTGGGAATTGCAAGAGCTGATGATCCATCACGCCTGCGGCTTCAACCCACTGCATGACGGCTGTACCCGCAAGGATATTTGAAATGAAAACCATCGAAAAACTGATTGACCTGTTGGAAACCCAAGAGCCTGAATGTGTGGTAACTGTAAACACTGACTACACCTATGAAGATGACGAGGGGCAAGACGTGGAGTATGCCTGCGATGTTACCCTGTATTGGGGCAATCGTGATTATCAAATGGCCGTTACCGCGCCATTGTGTTGGATTGGTATTCCTGAAGAGGGCAAAGGATATAACATTGACACCCTGTATTGGGGTGGTACGTCCGCCGATTGGGATTATTACATCAATGTGGCTGGCCTGTCTGAAGAAGATGAAGTCATGTTGCAAGATTTGATGGAAGACAAGATGGCATGTTATGACCCGAAACAAAGCGGATATACCATTACTAAAGGAAAGTAACCTTATGAAACCAACTACCTACACTATCCCTGTTAAGTTCGACATTTGGGATACCCAATATACCATCACCGACCATGATGACCACATGGTTATTAAATGCCCGTGCCGTAAATACGAGTGTGGAAACAGCCAGTCGTGGGGATTGGGGCATTACACCGAGACCATAACCAACCCTAACACTATCGGCCTTATCCGTAAAATGGCACAAAGTGGTAGTGTAGGATTGATAGATAAAAGTAACGGTATGGCCTTTACTGTAGCGGAGGTCATTTTTGGACTGCCTAACGCCTATGGTTGGACACCGGAGGATTTTGAATGAAAACCAAAGAGATGACCGACGTCCGCGCCCGTGTGTGCTTTCCAAGCCTGACATCGCCGAACAGCAAATACATTCCGAAACAATGCCTGTTCCGCAATCCGTCCATCATGCTACATGGTAAGTGGTCTGAAGAGTCCGTCCGCCGGTATTGTATCCACCATGCGAAGAAGCAGGGATATAGCCATGTAGTCCTTGATATTGAGTACATTTACAACGATGGAACAGGCAACAGCCTGACCGTGAACCTGTGAAGAAAGGAGCAAGACAATGGCTGAATCCATCAAGGCCGTGAGCCAAGCGACAGGACTCAGTGTGCACAAGCTGAAGAAGATGTTGGCGCAAGGCGACATTGCACAAATCACTGTGGCCGATGTGTTTGAATCCCAACGCCGTGAGTCCATGCGCAATGCACGGCTGACGGCTGGCGAGGTGGTGGCCTACCTGCGCCATGACGAGGGCGCGTATCGTGAAGCCATTGCCTGTGGCGCAATCATGCCTATGGTTGATGGTAACTTCGTTGGCGATGACGTGGTAAACCTGACACCACACCGACACGCCCTGCTACCGCCACACCCTGCATACACACCGACACGCCCCGAACCGAACTTGCCGATAGTGTGGAATCCTGTATCGCCGATGGCGAAAGCCCGATTCGAGCAAGCATTTGAAACCCGACTGCGACAGTCTGAGTTTTGGACACATGACGGTAACGCGTTCTACGCCCCCGACGGTATCTACTGCCAGTCCAAAGTGCGCGGTATCCGCAAGACCATGCGAGCCGGCCGACTGGCTAACGCACCACTGTATGCACCCGACGTGGTTGCTACACCGACAGGCCAGGCCGAGCGTATCAAGGTGCAAGGCTTCACAACCCCACGCTCAACAGTGGTTAACCTCTCAGTGATGGACGACTACGGCGTGTGGGCGCACTCGCACGGCGTGTACAACGCGCCGGAGGCTTGGGTCAAGGCATTGCAACGCGCCGTCAACGCATTAGGCATGGCGGTGGTAATCGAACCGACCGAGACAGTGGACAGCGTGATGGCCGCACTCGCAAGCTGGCTTGACACCGCTGTGTAAAACATATTGACACACGAGAGATTCTTTCGTATTATTAGATTAAACTTAATGGAGTAAAAACAAATGTTTACTTTGACTAACGCATTAGACCTGCAATCCGCACCTATTACTGAAACCCCTGCCGACCGCGCACGACAAGCGGTTGCCAAGTATCGCGCCCAGTGTAACGAGGACGTATATCATGTGTTGTTGGGTATTATTGAATCCGAATCTGCCAAAGGCGCGGTTAGTCTCGACTTGTATCACTACGAGGATAGTAGCTGCGCCTATGTCGAGCAGAAATCGAACGCCCCGCGTTATATTAATGGTCGGGTGCGTGTACATATCAATAACGCCCCACTGATTGCTTATGAAACATTGGTAAAACGCTTTGAGTCCGATGGGTTCGACGTTGTTGCTATGAATAGTGCTGATTACGGTACGATTATTGACACTATTTCTTGGGAGTAAATAATGACCGCAGAAGTAGACACATCACTCACGACCCATTCGGAATTTCAGGAGCGTGTGGCGCAACGCCGCCACCCTATTACTCGGTTGCTTTGGCACATGGTATTACGCGAGATGAATATCATAGCCGCAAACGGTGGACAGGGTGTACGGCTTGTGTGGCGGGCTATGGGTAGCGACACACCCATAGCATTAATATCGGTAGACATGGATTATCCTACGTTGATTATCTACAAAACGTGGCAGTACGACACTGAATTATTTACGCGCCTTGTTGCCGATGCCGGATTCCCCCATTTATGTAACGACATAGCAATAGGTCAGAACGCAGTGGTCTTTATCGGCTGGAGCACAACCGAAGAAAAGGAGTAAATCATGATTGATGAAAATGTAGAAAGCCGTTATGCCAAAATCATGGCGGTAAAAGAAGTGTTCAGCACCCACCCCTACTGGCACACCAGCAACTATCCCTACCCACATGAGAACGTCTTGGCTGATTGGTTTGATGTGGTAGTCAACGACCAACCTCCGCCGCCAAGTGTCCGTGCAATGTGTGAGACCATTCACGATGAGACCGACGGCGTGTCGGCCTACGACCTCGAAGATGCCCTCGATACTGACGGCGATATGATGTACACCCTGACCGAGCAGTATGAGTTCTGCAATCCGTACCTGACCCTCGAACAGAAGTACCGCGAGTTTGAAACCGACCTGACAGCCTTTGTTAAATATATGAAAGCGCAATCATGAAATACGCAATCCGAACTATCCTCGCCGTCGCAGCTATCGGCGGTGGCGTGTACGCCATGAGCAGTACCAGTGGTATGGCAGACCATCAATGCGCCCAACGTGTCGCCGAGCTTGAGAACCAAGTGGCAATGTACGAGCAAGCGCACCTCGTAGAAGAGCAGTACGACAAGCTCGATGCGATGGAGCGTGTGCGCGGAGATGCGGAGGCCAGCCGATGAAAACCTATGTATTGGTAGTTTATGCCACCCCAGCCGTAAGCTCCGATGTTATGGCGCAGTTGTCGGCCACGCGATACCCTAGTGTTCCCGCCATGTGCGATGCCGTTGAACAAGCTCTTGGGGACTTCGAGGGTAATGATTGGAAATACTATTCTACTGATGGATTCCGTGAGAAGTGGAACGCTTCAACAGTATGGGACGGCGAGATTACGTCAGTAGAAACCTATATCGCATTCTTGGAGGTGGAACATGACTAATAACACACCCGAAACCTATGCCGACCTACTCAAAGCACGAGGCGATGTCCCCATCTCGGTACTGCGCCAACTCAAGGCGCAAATCGACAGCCTGCTGGCGTTGGTTGACGCACTCGACATGGATATGCAACTGACCCCTGCACCTGACGATGCGACGGCGGCTATTGCCAACGCGCTACGCGCCCGATACCCCGACTTCGCGGACAAGAGCGACGCGGAAGTGCTGGCCTACTTCAATGTACAGGTGGGCGCATGATTAAGATTGATGCCATACCACTGGGGGTGCGGACAACCAAGACCAGCCGTAGCAGTACCACGCCGGAGAGCGCGGTCGTCCATGCTGTGAAGCAGTGGGCTAAAGACAAACCCGACGTGTATCTCGTCCGTGTGGTACAAGCTGGCGAGGTGGGTGTGCCTGACTTCCTGCTGTGTGTCTGCGGACGGTTCGTCGGTGTCGAGTGTAAGGCGAAAGGCCAAGCACCACGCACCAACCAACGCCTGCAACTGGGGCGCATCACGTCCGCCGGCGGCTTCGCTCTGTGGGGCGATGCCGACACCCTTATCCCTGAACTGGATTTAATTTACCAAAGGTTGAAGAAATGATTACTGCAACAGAACTGCGCGACCTGATGACTTTTCAAGTGGCGTTTACGACCCTCCGCAAGTACATTGAGCAACAGGTTGTATCTTCCGCCCTTGCTGGTAGTACGTCATGTGTGATTAAGAAACGTGCCGAAGCAATCCGAGAAGCCTTGAATAACAATCCCTTACTCCACCGACCTGAATCATGCAAACAGCCAGTTCACTGACCGCCAAGCGCAAAGAGGCGAAACTGCAAAAGCAAGCCGAACGTTTGGTAAAACGCACTAAGCGTGAGACCCATGCCAGCTTCAAGACCGACCGCAACCGAGACAATAAGGTGCTGAATGGTCGGAAGCTGTACTGCAAGAAGATGATGGACGCGCCCCTTATCGACCGCGACACCCTGTACACCTACCTGTTAGAGATGTGGTTGCGACTGGGCGATATGCCATACATGACCGACCCCAGCACCCTGACGTTCTTCACTCGCACCCTGAATGCCTACCACATTCTCGCACGAATGTACGCCCAGCCCAACATGGGCAAGACGGTTGAGTTGTGCAAGGTGGCCTACTCTGCATTGGTAACGTGGCTCACTGACTTCGACGAGCTGGAGAGTCCGCAACGCCGCCGCGAGGTGCTGTCGCCCTTGTACACAGCCTGCCTGTGTATCGCTGACAGCTACGAGCATCTCAGCCAGCACCTGTTCGAGTACCTGACGAACTACACCCGCGCCCAGCAGGTATGCAAGAAAGTGTGCATCACGGCTACCCTGCGCCGCGAGTTGCGCGACGAGTTTGTCGCCGTTGTCAACGGCAAGGACGTGCGCCAAGCGGCTAAGGCTTCCGGCCTGCCGTACAACGAGTTCCGCACCGACATCATCGTGTGGGCTAACCACCTGTATGACGTACACACCCTTGTACCTAAGTCGCCACCGGCGAGCCGACCACGTTCCGTACCGGAGGTTCGTGCTGATTGGTTGCAGATTATGTTGGCTAATGACTTCAAGTTCCTGCGCGGTATCCTGCTTGATGCAGAGGGCGAACTGCGTACCCTTGAGAATAAGACCGGCCTGTCGGTGTTCGACTGGGCGGCGCATGAATCCAAAATCTTAGGAGTTAAATTATGAGTAAGTATTTCTTGACCCCACTGGCGTTGCTTATCTTCGCCCCTGCCGGTCTGTTGTGGCTGTTCGCAGAACTGTTATACATTGGCGTGTTCTTCTTCAAGCTGTTCAGCTCCATCTTGGCATCGCTGGCGATGGCCGCCAGTGCCAAGTTAGACTGCGAGGTCTGCAAAGACCTGTACAAGAATGACATCGTTGGTACGACCAAACGCCTTATCCGTACCGAAATCGCAGAGCAGATGGAAGCCATGCACCTGTCATCTGTGTTCTTTGAAAGGAAACGATGATGGCCTATATCGTTTCCACTATCGCCTACGCCTGCCTGCTCTTCCTGCTGGTGGCCTACGCCGTGTGGGATGGCCTTGTCCTCCTGCTGTTCGCCCTCCGCGCACTCATTGAAGTTTGTGTGCTGGTGGTAAGCGTACTGCTCGCCTCGACCGATGTGTCCCTGCGCCGTATGGCCAACACGTCCGACCCGACAGTGTGGGGCGTTGCCAAGTATGAGTACCGCAAGATGGTCGATACCCTCCGCCGCGACCTGTGGGCTACGCTCATGACCCCTAAACTCGTTATGGAATTAACACGATGAACTATTTAACCCTCGACTTCGAGACTTACTACGACAAAGAAATCAACCTCAAGAAGATGACGACGCAAGCCTACGTCATGCACCCGCAGATGGAAGTGTTGATGGTCTCTGCCAAGTTAAATGAAGACCCTGTGCAAATCATTGACGGCGAGCAAATCCCAACGTTCTTCGCTACGGTCGATTGGTCTAATACTGCGGTCATCGCGCATAACGCCGTGTTCGACGGCAGTATCCTATACTGGCGGTACGGTGTGCGCCCTGCGATGTTGATTGATACCATGAGTATGGCGCAGGCATTGGGTGTTCCGACCATCGCCGGTAGTGCCAGCCTTGCCACCTGTATCCGCTTGTTGCAGGAAGCAGGGTACGCCGTACCCCCTAAAGGCACAGAGGTACTGGACGCATTGGGCAAACGCCGTGCCGACTTCACGCCGCAACAGTGGGCGGCCTACCGTGAGTATTGTAAGAACGATACCGACATCACATGGTTTCTCTTCAAAGTCCTGCGCCAGTATCTGACGGACGAAGAGATGCGCTTCCAAGACATCATCTTGCGCTGCTACACCGAGCCGCGCCTGACCGTTGACCTCCCTACGGTAGAGTACGAGCTGAACCGTTGCCGTACCTACAAGGCCGAGCAGTTGGCAGAGGTGTGCAAGATGTTCGGTACAACCCAAGACAACCTGTCTGCGCTTCTGCGCAGTAACGACAAGTTCGCCGAAGTCTTACGCAGTATCGGCGGTGTAACCGAAGAGGAAGCCGAGCAAGGCAAGAGTGGTACATTCATTATCCCGACCAAAGTGTCTGAAAAAACCGGCAAGACCACATGGGCGTTCGGTAAGACTGACGTGGCGTTCAAAGAGTTATGCGAGCATGACGACCCTAAAGTTCAGGCCGTCTGCCAAGCACGACTGGCGGCTAAGTCCAGTATCGACGAGACCCGATGCCTCAAGTTCCTTGAGTATGGCAGCTACGGCTTCCTCCCGATGGGGTACAAGATTGGTGGTGCGCATACTAATAGGCTTTCGGGGGGTTCGGCTGGCTGCTTTGTGGGGGAGACCATGATTGTGGTACTGCCTGTTGGGGCTGATGCTACCGAGTGGGAGTACCGCATGATTAAGGATGTGCAGCTTACCGACCTGATATGGGATGGCTCTGACTGGTGCGCCCATGATGGGGTGGTATGTCATGGTGTGAAGCGCGTGTACAACTGGGACGGCCTCGTTGCCACCAAGAATCACGAGTGCTTTGTCGGATATGACCGTGACCGCACCGAGCAGTTTGGATGGTTTAGGGCTAACCGCTATACGCTTGTACCTGCGCAGTTACCCGCCGGTGGGATATACGAAACCATGCCTGAGTCCAATATCTGCTACGCAGACGGCGCGAAAGCTATGGTCTATGACATCCTGAATGTCGGCGACCGACACTGTTACGTTGCGAACGGCAAGCTAGTACACAACTCGGCGAATATGCAAAATCTTCCAAGCGGACGGCGTGAGGGACAGAGCGACCTGTTGCGTCGTAGTATTATTGCACAAGGCGATAACGTTATCGCATCGTTCGATGCCTCCCAAGTGGAGGCTAGGACATTGGCATATGCGGCAAACCAATCCGACGTACTCGGCGTGTTCTCTTCAGGTGGCGATGTGTACTCGTTCATGGCCGCCAGTTTGTATGGTATTCCTTACGATACCATACGCGCCAACCGTAAATCGTCTGACCCCGACGTGGCAGCTACGGCTAACAAGCAGCGTCAGTTTGGTAAAACCCTCGTGTTATCATGTGGTTATGGGCAGGGAGCGCAAGGCTTCCAAAAATACGCACTGGTAAATGCAGGACTGAATCTGACGCTGGATGAGGCCACACACGCAGTCCGTGCTTATCGTGATGCCAACAGTTTCATCACAGGCTTTTGGCGTATGTGCGACCAAGCACTCGCTACGATGGTAGCAGGTGGGCAGATGTACTTCGGCGGGCCGGACGGTAAGCTGTTCTTCGCCGATGGCAACCGCTATATCTTCGGGCGCAAGGTGGCGGGTATCCGTTTGCCTAACGGTTTATGGTTGAATTACCCCAACCTTAGTGTCGATATGACGAACCCCCGCCGTCCGCAATACTTCTATGAGAAGTGTGGTTATAATGGAAAGCCTTTAAAAACAAAGGTTTACAGCGGTTTGTGTGCAGAAAATTGCATACAAGCACTGGCGTTCGCCATTATGAAAACCCAAGCCGTATGGATTGCCCAATACTACCCTATCGTAATGAACACGCACGATGAATGGTGCATTGTCGTACCGCGCGAACAAGCAGAGGTCGCGGCGGAATATATGCACCGATGTATGTGTACTACACCTGACTATGCCAAAGGCTTGCCCCTCGCGTCAGAGGGTGGCTGGGCGCAGAGTTATGGCGCAGTCGATGATGACTGGTCTAAACGCCCGAACAACCCCGACCGTAAACATATTTTCAACCCAATGACAGGAGAAATCCTATGACAGCCCAACGAACTAAAGACTGGAACGAGTTTGCCGCTAAGGTAGCAGACCACATTGAGAACTACACCGTACCGCAGTACGGCGACGCGCCAAACGACAACGTAGAGGCGTGGTCGGCGCAAGACTGTATCGCCCAAGTGCAGAAGTACGCCGCACGTTTTGGTAATAACCAACGCACCGGCCAAGAGGAACTCGACCTCATGAAGGTTGCCCACTATGCACAGTTGGCTATGGGTAAGCTGAAACAAAAACCTTTCGACGACGAGACCGCCATCGAGTACCTGCGGGCAGGCAAGGCTGTGCGCACGACTGGTAATTATCCAATGGTTGTACTCGCCGTCATCGGTGGTAATTCCTTGTCCCGCTTCGTCAACGCCAACTATGGTACGGGTGACGATGAAGTGAACCTGCCTATTCCCGACCAATACTTGACCGTTTACTATGGTAGTGGTGTAGGCTTCTCGTATACTCTACCCGTAGCGTTCGGTGGATGGGTACTCGCCAGTGAAGATGATGTCCGTGAGGCCATCTCACGCAGCCCAATACCAGTAGAGACCACCAATGCCGCGCGTTAACCAATCAGACCTTATCATGCGCCTCGCGTTGGAGTTCGACTTGCCGGTAGCCCGCGCCAAGAAGATGGTAGATTTCCTCGTCGAACAAATGTCGGAGGAACTGATTAAGGGTAATCCGGTGTCGTTGCACAACTTCGGTACGTTCCATCGTGCAGAGGCATTCAGCAAACCGACAGGTAACTTTGGCAAAGGTGGTATCGCCCACTACAAACCACGCGTCCGTTTGGTAACATCTACCCGACTGCGCCGACGGTTGTAAAGTAGTTGCAACACGAGAGAATCCTGCGTATAATAGCGCAGGATTTTTATTTCTAGGAACAGACATGAGCAAACATAAGGTACTCAGTTACAGTGCCATCTCTCAATTTGAACACTGCCCTTTGCAGTACAAGGTGGTTAAGCTCGACAAGCTGTACCCATACGAACAATCAGAAGAAGCCAAGTGGGGGGACTACGTTCACAAATGTTTAGAAGACGCAATCATGCAAGGCGTACCGTTACCAAACAACGTATCGCAATATCAACCATTAGTAACCGCCGTCGAAACGCGACGGGCAAACGGGTGGGAAGTAGATTGTGAGCGCACGTTCGCAATCCATAACGACTACACCGCAGAGTTCACGACAGACCGAGACGTATGGTGGTCTCCACGCAACGCGCTCGCCGGTAAGATTGACGTGTTGATGGTATCGCCCGACAAGGACGAGGCCGTCATCGTTGACTGGAAGACCAACAAGTCTGCCAAATATGCCGACCAAAAGCAGATTGACCTGTATGCGTTGTGTGTGCTGTTGGCTATCCCGACCGTGACTAAGGTCACTGGTTGCCTCATGTTCGTCTGCGACGACTACAAGATGGTACGCGCCACCTACACCCGCGCCGACATCGACAGGCTGAAAGAGGAATGGCGTTGGAAAATCAACCGCGTCATCCTTGCCATCGTAAACGACAACTTCCCAGCAGGCGAGGCCACACCGCTGTGTGGTTGGTGTCCGCACAGTGAGTGCGACAACTGGCAACAGGGGCAGGACTATCTCGCCAGAAGAAAGAAACGTAGATGACTAATATGTATTTCCCGAACGTGCATGAGCGCGTTCTCCGCATTAAGACCACAGACATTGCTGCCGTTACCGGCGCGATTCCCGATGCGCGTCCGGTGGAATACCACCCTGACGGCACTGTATGGGTCGATGTCGATTGGACATTCGACAACATGACTAAGCTCTCGCTCGCCGGTCAACCGGCAGTGAGTACCATCTTCGATGGTTACGCATTCAATGGTCGTAACCGTCCGTACTACCACCAATTCCGTATCGCGGAGTTCTTGTCACGCAACCCTCGTGCTTACTGCTTCGCGGGCATGGGGACTGGCAAGACCCGTAGCGCGTGTTGGGCTATGGATTACCTCATGTCCATTGGTGTCATCGGTAGGGTGTTGGTGGTCTGCCCTAAGTCGTTGATGTACTCCGCATGGGTGGACGACATCATGGCAACCTGTATCGGGCGCAGACACTGCGTCCTGTATGGCGACAGCAAGCGACGCAAAGAGCTGGCGCGGCGTGACAACACCGAGATAGACATCATCAACTTCGACGGCGTGGAGATTATCTCCGACACACTGGCGGTCAACAACTACGACCTGATTATCATCGACGAGAGTACCGCGTACAAAGACCCATCGACCAAACGTTGGAAAGCGTTGGCGAAGCTGATTACCCCGCAGACAAGAGTGTGGGCGTTGACCGGCACACCGACACCGCAAGGCGCAATGGACGCATACGGACAAGGCAAGCTGGTAAATCCTACGCGTATGCCACGCACCAAGACCGCCTACCGCGACATGGTACAGTACAAGGTCAGCACCTTTATATGGCGCGACAAGCGCGGATGGCAGGATACCGTTAATCATCTTTTACAACCGTCCATCTACATCCGCAAGGCCGACTGTCTCGACCTGCCGCCGGTAACGCGCAACTACCTCGACGTAGGGTTGAGCAAGGCACAGACCCTCGCCATCAAAGCTATGGTTGACGACATGGTTGCCAACTTCGACACAGGCCATCAAGCCGTCGCTGCCAACGCCGCCGTGCTGCACGGCAAGCTGCGGCAGATATACGCAGGGGCTATCTACGCCGACGACGGTACAGCTATGGCACTGGAGAACAGGTCGCGCATTGAGGCTACCATAGACCTCATACGGCAAGCCCGCGAGTCGGGCGACGACAGCATCGCAGAGGGCAGACCGCACAGCAAGGCATTGGTGTTCGTACCGTTCAAGCACGTCATGACGGTACTTGAGGATGCACTGCGCAAGCACTTCGATGTGGCGGTCATATCAGGAGACACCAGCGTCCACGAGCGCAAGCGCATCTTGGATAACTTCCAGCAGTCCGAGACACCGGAGGTCATACTGGCTATACCCGAAGCGTTCTCGCACGGCGTGACGGCCACCGCCGCCAGCCTCACAGTGTGGTACGCACCGCCCAGCCGGACAGAGACATACCTACAAGCCTGCGAGCGCATGGACAGACCATCGCAAACGCAGCACATGAACATTGTCCACCTATATGGGGACAAGAGGGAGCGCGAGATGTACCAGCATCTTGCAGATAATAAGCAGAATCAGGAAACTCTACTTCAACTCTACTACGATACTCTTGGTATCAAGAAAGGACAGTCATGAAACCAGTAGTCTTTCCCGATGTCGGATACACTCCGGCGAACTTGCGCTTACTTCTCAAGCGTACCCATACCACACAACAGCAGGCAGCCGCACTGTTGGGCGTTCACGAACGCACCGTCAACAGTTGGTGTTCCGCCCTCGACAAACCACAGCATACGGATATGCCGTCGAAGAAGTGGGTCGAGCTTCAAAATATTTTAAACGAGGGCTTGAAACAAGAGAGAATATCTCTTACAATAGCCTCACAACAATAAGGATTGCAGATATGGACTTATCCCAGTACACAGAATCCCAACTCGCCGAGTGGTACATCAACAACCGCAACTGGCTCTCCGACCGTAAGGCCGACTACGAAGCCCTGATTGCCGATGTTGAGAAAACGCAGGACGATTTGGAAACAGAAATGCAGAAGCGGTTGAACGCCGCCGATGCTACCAGCTTCCGCACTAAGGGCGGCACTATTGTGGCCTCCGACCGCGTGACATACAACGTGGAAGACAGAGCGGCGTTTGGTAAATTCATCATCGAGTCCGGCGCGTGGGAAGCAACGCAGTTGCGACCGGCCAAAGACTTCGTTGAAGACTACGTTCGTGAGAACAACGGACAGTTGCCGGCAGGTGTGGCAGCGTACACCAAGAAAACCATCTCGGTTAAGAAACCAACTAAATAAGGAACATGAAAATGACAAATCTCCCAGCCAACACCCAACAAGGTGGTCTGAGTCTCGTCGGTCAAATGCCAACGTATATGCAAGAACTTGCCGCACAATCCTCTATGGGTTCGTTCGGCGACGGCTTCTCCGGCAGTCGCCGTGTCCAACTGAAAGGCGGGCAAATCAACTTCTTGGCAGAAGATGGTAAACCAATGGGTACGGTACAGAACGCTGATGGTTCGATTACCGCGTTCCCCCAATATACCAACAGCGCCGAAATCATCATCCTCGGCATCGCGCCGGAGGGTAACACGTCCTACCGGACCCTGTATCTTACCCAATATAAAGAGGGCGAGTCCTTACCACCTGACTGCTGGTCTGCCGACGGTGTACACCCATCCCCTAAATCGTTCGCCAAACAGTCCGCCGACTGCGCGTCATGCCCTAAGAACGTAGCAGGTACGTCATCTACCGGTAAGGGTAAAGCCTGCGGCTCGCGCAAACGCTTGGTAGTGGTCTTTGCCAACGACCCCGAAATGCGCCTGTTCAGCATGGACTTGTCCTCAACCGCCCTGTTCGGTAAGTCCGCTCGTGAAGCGGAGGGTTATCTCACATTGTCCGATTATGCCAAGATGTTGAAACAAGGCGGCGCAATTTGGGAGGGTGTCGTTACCGAAGTATGCTTCAGCGAGGGTTCAAACATCGGTGTGCGCTTCAAGGCCAAAGCCTATGTCGAGTACAACAAACTGCAACAACTGTTGCAACTTGGTAAGACTGCGGAATCCGCCGAGATTCTTACCATCGACTTCCCTGAACGTAAGACCGACGACGAAGCACCTGTGGCACAAGCCTACGCTGCTGCCGACCCTAAAGCCGTTATGCTGGCTAACCCAGCGTTCCAAACCACACTCGCCCATCTGCGTGACTGGGCGCAACACCCATCCGTAACAGCCGAAACAATCCGCGCCGAAGCTGCCAAGTACGGCGTAGCCCTGTAAAGAAAAGGAAATCACAATGAACCAATTAACCATGTCCGACATTCAATTCAATTTCAGCAACGTAACCATCGCGTTACAGATTGGTAATGACGGAAAAGCCCAACTCACATTCACACCAACCCAAACCACAGAACTCTACGCAAACACTGTGCAACATAATTCTGAACCTGCCGTTCATGCTGCTCCTAGCAGTACCACTGGTAGCGATAACGGCAATGGCACTGTTGTTCCTCATGCCCCTGCTGGCAATACTGTGGATGCTCCTGTATCCGCTGTGGCCGCTCCTGCTGCTCCTGCTGCTCCTGTGGTTGATTCTGCGCCTGCTCCGCAAGTAACGTTGACACCGCCACCGGCTGCCGCTCCTGCCGACTTTCCAACTACATCAAACAACTTCTTACTACCCCTTACCTTTGCCCCCGAAGAAAAATGATCATCCCCCCAAAGATAAAACCAAATATGGCTGAATTATCTTTTCCTTGACCTAGCTTTATCGTCTGATAAATACCGACAAGGAGGATGATAGAGTACACAATACTGGCGCAAACCAGTACTGGATAATTATCAATGTAATTAAGTGGGGCTCCCTTAAAACCTAATATTTGCATGAAAAATCCAATTGTAGCTAGAACCAACTGTATAGTAC